ACTCGGCTGACGATCCCGCGCCACAAAGGCTTGCGTACCCGCCTCGTACTGAAATGAGCCCTGAATTGCAGCAGCAGAGAGACACTGCTCGTGATGTTCTTGGTCGTGGTCGTTCCAAGGTTGGCATGGGGCAGCGTATGGCTGCTGAGGCTGCAGATCGATCCGGACTTCCGGTCCCTGAAAATCCAACGGACATGAGAGACATGGCAAAATCGCTATTGCGTGCTGCCAAGGTTTCTCGTGACAGCGAGAACCCTGGCTGGAGAAATCTCTACAAAGACGCAATGGACCTCTCCACTGCTGCAGCTATGTTCGACGCTGGCGAGCGTGAAATGCTATCCGCCGATGAGCCCCTTGGGGAGGCGACTGACTTCTCCATTGGTGAGTTTCACCGCACCCCGGAATGGAGAGACGCTCCTGATGACGCCGCTCACCTCTACAGAGGGGCCCCAGGCGCCGCCCAGCTTTCAGAAGAGATGGGCGGTGGCGGTCCTCTCTACGACCTGCGGCGCGGCACCACTGGAGAACTGGCCTCTACTGCTGCGCGCACCCTTGAGCTAGAACGGGTCTCCAGGCAGGAGCAGGAGGAGGAGCGGAAGCAGAAAGGGCTGGAGAGACGAGCTAGGATATCAGCCGGTCCAGCGGGTGCGAGGGTTAGGCTTGCGGCGATGATGGACAGTCGAGAGAGCGCGGAGGAAAGACTCACAGACCTTGGCTTTGACCTGTCCAACGAGAAGGAAGGGACTCCAGCCCACACCAAGGCTAAAAAGAGCCTCAAGAAGGCGATCAAGAGGGCCAGGAAAAAGGGCTTCATCGACAAGGAGCAGGGCGTTCGATTCTGGATCGGGCGTGGCGAGGAGAGAAGGGCGGAAGACAAAGGGCGACGTAGGTCAGGCCCGTCAAATGCAATGGTGTTGCGTCAGGCTCACGACTTCCTGCGGAACGACCAGAGGGAAGAGGCTTCACGCGTACTGCAGGGCGTGGGATACACAGACAGCCAGATTGATCGTGTGTTCGGTGCTTATGATGCAAATGTTTCCGCCAGTGAGGCTAGAGACCGCAAGAGGCTTGGAAAGCTTTGGACCACGAAGCGTGTACCTCTAACAGAGTTCATAAACTTCCTCTTTGAGGAAGACTTCACTAGCGAAGCGGAAGACAAGCAAGTAGCTGCGTACCTTGCCGACCCAAAGAATATGGCGAACAAGGAAAAGGTGAGGAAGATTGCCGGACGGTACGGGACCCTCTCTAAAGATAGAAAGAAGCATGGGTATACGCTCAAGGTGACTGCCAGCAGCAAGTGGCAAAAGCGAATGGCTGCAGGCGATTAGTTGGCTGACCCCGACCTGGATCTGGATGATGAGTTCCAGCGAGACCTGGAGTTCTTCAACAACCTGAGCGTGGATGAGTCCCGTAGGGACACCCCCGAGGTCGAGGTTGAGCGGCCTGCCGCGCCGGCACTGCCGAAAGCGCCAGTAGAACAGGCCGCGCCAGTCGACATTGATGACGACTTCGAGATCAGCCCAGAGACCAGCCTTCGATTGAAGGAAATGGCTCACGCTGCCAAGACTGGCGCTCCCATTGCCGCAGGTGGTCCACCTGCCATAGATCCAGACTTCCGCAGATACGGCACCGAGGGAGTGCCAGACAAGCCCGCTCGCATCCCTGTGGACATGCTGGAGCGTTTGCCTGTCAGTGGGCCTCCTCGGTCAGAGGCTGAGGCTGTCGCTGTCGAAGAGACAGAAGCGAAAGCAGAGGATTCTGTATCGAAGGCGTACTCGGAGTTCGAGAACTCGTTTGACTTCGCAGAGAGCCAGCCAGACGTAGCCAAGAACCTCGCCAAACTCTACGTCACTGGAGTCATCACAGCAGACGACATGGAGTTCCTGTCGGAAACGTCAGACAGAGGTCAGGAGCACATAGCTGCTATTCAGAGAGAGGTCCCCGCTCTGCTCAGGGACGGTGTGGACCCTCCCTGGTGGCACAGTCTGTTGAAGGCTGCAGAGAACATCAGCGACGCTCTCGGCGGCCAGATGGAGGATGTGATAGAGGATCCTCTTGGGACGTTCGGTCTGACGATGATCCCACGTGCTTCTCGCGCAGAGTGGTTTGACATGCCTATCTCCGAAATGGAGAGGGAGGTCTTGCCGCCGATCCGTGACAGAAACGGAAGACTTCGTGAGAACGTGCGTTGGCGCCGCAAGGTTCTCACGAAGGACGACTACGAGTGGTGGCACAAGGCTCCTCCACCGATAGAGCACCTGTATATGTTCGGGAAGCGTCTGTTCGGAGAGCGGGAGACCGCCCTGGACTACAGCCTTCGCTCTATGGGCCTGAGCGAAATGGCAGATGGCGCTGTGATGTCCAGTGTCGCTGCACTGCTTTCTGACGGACCGTCTGACATCATTAGGGACAGCCAGCCCGGGCGAGAGGCTCAGTGGGCTCGGGCTGTGTTCTCGTCCGGTGTGGCACTCACCAAGGACGAGCTACAGACAGTCTTTGACCATGCCCAGATTCACTCTGTTCAGAGAGAGTGGGAGGGACACAACGAAACCCTGGTTGGGCTGTTGCGCCAGTCAGGCCCGATGAAGTGGCTGAACTCTCCGATTATTCTTGGCATTGGCGGTGGAAAGCTCATTTCAGGTCTTCAAGCCGGGGCTTTTCATGGAGGTCCCAGGTCCTGGGAGAAGGGCTCGCAGCACCCAGAGTACGCCTCACTTGAGGCAGGCTCTCCGATCACCACTGTCGAGCGCGGCATGGGGTGGATCCCGTTGCCTCCGCAGGTCAGTCGTAGAAAGGATCTACTGCACCCCAAGAAGAAGCGTGAAGTCGCGGAGAAGATGCAGCCGATCCTCAAGAGTGTTCAGGATCATGTTCTTCACAACCGCGGTTTCCAGAAGCAGCGTGACATAGCTGCTCGCGAGTATTGGTCGCTACTGAACCCTGGTGGGTTTGTCCCGTTCGCTAAAATGTCCACGCCTGCCCAGGTTGCAGGGCGTCAGGTGTTCAGGTTCGCAAACAGGGAGTTCGCCAAGAGGGGCATATCGAAGACAAAAGCGAACTTTATCGCCCAGGGGCTACGGGAACACACAGAGACGATGGTGCATGTGGTTGGTCCTTCGGAGGCGTACGAAATGTCCTCGAAGATGATTCAGCGTGTTTACCGCAAGGAAGCCCCCAAACGCGTAGACGACCTGTCGCGAGTGTTCGATGACAAGGTTGGGATTGCTTACGGCAGGTCTTACGCGGAGATCCTTCCCGGCGTCGATTTGCTGCCAGCCACAGTCGTTCAGAGTGTTCGCCCAATCAAGGGAATGTACAAAGCGTTCAACAAGATTGGAATGACGAAGGCTGCCCGTCTTATTGGTGCCAAGTCCGGAAAGCTGGAGAAGGTCAGAGGACATTGGACTGCGCGTCCTGGCGATCTTTGGGCCGAGTGGACGGAGCTTGGGGCCAAGGTAGAGGCAGATGCGTACCAGTTCGCGGTTGACACGTATGGTTCTACCAACAGAGCTATAGTCTCATCGAAGATTCAGAAACGCATTCAGGCGCAGTGGGACTTCTGGGCGAACCCAGCGTTCTTTGTGGATGCCATCTGGAGAAAGATCGGCGGCGTTATCTGGGATGCCTCGCAACTGGACCGACTCCCTATCTCTAGGCAGTTCAGAACGATGCAGTTGTCTATGCAACGGCAACAAACGACAGCACAAAGGCGTGGTGTTGCCGCATACAAGTCGATGATTGCAAAGGTGGAGGACACCTACAGGCCAAGGGGGGAGGAGGCGAGGGCCCTAAGGGCTGAAATCGCTCTGCTCAATAAAAAGGCAAGGTTGGCAAAGGCGGCTGGAGAGCCTGCTGAACAGGTTGCCCGTATTCACGCGAAGATTGCTTCATCGAAGCGAAAGTTGAAGGGCAGACTAACTACAGAGCAACACCAAGAGACGCTGCTCTCTATGGAGCACCCTCGGCTGTTCTCCAAGCAGGTAGCGCCGGCATTCAGAGAGGTAGCAGTTACCCGTGTAATCTTGGACCTCGTTGACGAGAGCATGTTGCCTCATATCGACGAACTTATTGCCAACCGACTCTCTTGGCATGTGTCCACAGACAACATGGCTGCGAAGTACGTTCGTGGTGACAAGGTCTGGAACAACTTTGAGCGGGACGTTCTCATGCTGGACCCATACGGGGACGGCAACACACTGTTCCTCAGGATCCGCAAGGCAGCACTTGCGGAGCAGAGGGCGACCAGGAAGGCAGGGAAAGACCTACTCCGCGCCCGTGAACGCATGATCCGTGGCGAAGTGAAGGAGCGTGAGCTTGGCAGGAGGATGGCGAAGAGGCTCAAGAAGTTCGAGTCTTCCCTGGGCAAGATCCGAACCAAGTTGCAGGTGTGGAATAACGGAAGCGATGCTGCCTCCTGGATAGTCAACGGCCTGAGAGACGCACTGTCCGACCTCGATCTAAAGACGTGGAAGACTGGTCAGCTTGGGAAGTCGTTTCCCGTTCAACTTCCCACAGTCAAGGGGCAGACATTCATCGTCAACTTCCAGGACGCCATGAAGCTAGTCCACAAGGCCCTGGGCAAAGACGCTCCGGAGTTGAGGCGTCTTCGCTCTATTATGGCGAAGTTGTCGAGACGTAAGAGCCTCAAACGCGAGGAGATGGAATTCATCGTTGAACAGATGGAAACGTCTCACAGGCTGATCAACAGCGCCCAAGATGAGTTCCTGCAGTGGAAGCCTGCAGAGTATGTCAAACCGGGTGTCGGGGATCGTCCCCCACGTCCGAAGCCGGCCAAGGGTGTTGCACCCCTTGATGATCAGGCCCTCCCACAGTACCGTCAGTGGCACACAAAGACCGACAGACTGCCAGAGCAGACGGCGCAGCCGACCCCCGGTCAGGCTGCAGCAGCCGCGCCCGAGGCTCCACCGGCAGCAGCCGCGCCCGAGGCTCCTGTTGCATCAAACGAAGAACTGTTCTCTATGCAGAACAGGGTTGAGTACGCAGGAAAGACGCTATCCATAGAAGAGACCAAGGCACAAGGAAGGCACTTTGGGGCCGCCGCCGGCCACGGCCATGCAACCATGAACGCTGGTGACGTGTTCCGTGGTGCGACCGCTCAAGGTGGTGATGGGCTCCCGTCCTCTCACCGTAACTACATAGCTGAAAAGCTGGATAGCCTTGAGAGCGCCGTTACAAAGAAAAGCATGTTCCCAGATGCACCCAAGGACGAATACGGTCTTGATGTCGGCCTTTACGCTATGGAGGGCGAGAACTTCTTTGTCTACGACCTTCCAGAGGATGCTGTTCGCAACGCCGAGGCAATAGCCGGCGCTTACGACGAAATGGCAGACAGGGCAGCAACCGCTGCACAGCGGGACGCCGCCGAGTTGGCTGCTGCCACAATCCGACGTGACAAGGACGGGATCCTCTCTGGCATAGAGAGAATGCGGAAGCGACTTCCGGACGACGACTATCTTGATTCCCCAGCCGCAGCAGCCGCGCCCGATGCCCCAGCCGCCGCCGCCGCGCCCGAGGCTCCCCCAGCCCCGGAGTACGCAGGACTGCCGCCCCACGTGCGTCCCGACCCGACTCTTACGCAGTCGAAGATCGACGCAATCAAGGCCGCCCACCCCGGATCAAAGCGGCCAGAGGGACCAGAAGGGAAGTACGTTGTAGATAGGTCCGACGAGGCCAACCCTGTTTACTACGGTCCGTTGAGCGACGACGAAGCAAAGATTGCCAGGGTATTGATTGAGGGCGACGATTTTTCTGCCTGGGGGTATGAGAGCAAGAGTGAACTACAAAAAAGCCAGCACAGTTTTTACAGGAGAGGCGGCCGCTATGAGGCTTTCGACGCAAACGAAATAAGTTGGCTCAATCGCGATCCAGGTGAAATGGGTTACGACACTACGACGTTCAAGTCGTACGAAGATATACCAGTACACGAGAGTCACCTGTCCTTTGTGTCACGTTACCGTGACAAGGCTGGCGTTCCGCCAGACACAAATCCGATGCAGTCTGTTGAGGCGTGGCTGCATTGGTGGCTGTCAAAAGACGATCCGCACCCCCTCTATGGATCTTTTGCCCAGGATAAAGGGGTTCCACTGGCGAACCTCAAGTATTGGACCCCCGACGTGGCTGCACGCGAGGCCGCAGCCGCCGCGCCAGAGTTGAAGGTCGAAATGTTCGAGGCCGGCAACTGGCGTACTGCTGACGGCAAGTTCGAGATCATGAAGGCTTCTGAAAGATTCGGAACGAATGAGAAGGGATGGCACCTCGGTCAGTGGGAGGAGGGAGGGGGAACTATTGATTGGGGCGTGTTCCCAACCAAGCGTGACGCTGTTGAGCACCTTCGTACAGAGGTTTACGATCCGAAGGGGTCGAGTTTTGAGTCGGTGTGGGGGGCGAAGAAGGCCGCCCCGGAGGCACCCCCAGCAGCAGCCCCGGAGGCCGCTCCCTCACCCGCCTACCAGTCCCGCGAGCAAATGCAGTTGGGAGCGCGCACAGGGATGCCGCTCACACCAGAGGATGTGGCGAAGTTTCCGCCAGACCCCACGGCCATTCCGGCGCGTGCAGCATCCAAGGCTGTCGGAGCGGAGCCTGTCCCTAGGATGTACGCCAACCTGCCCGACATGGTGGACGACGCAGTGCGGCAGGGGAGGTTCGATGACGTCCCGGACTCGGTGCTGTGGCACTACGGACGAGAGATCGACAAGTGGTACAAGGCCCGGCTCGCCCACCTTGAGGATGAGGTGGCACAGCGAGGTGGCAAGCTCAGCGACTACGAGCCGTTCAGGGATGAGATTTGGCGCAAGCAGGAGTGGCTAAAGAGGTCGAAGGAACTCAAGAAGCGTGCGGCCTCCACCGACCCGGAGTCTCTTGTTCGCCTACCTGCCCCTGGCGACACTGGTCTTGAGCGTTTTGCCGGGCACGCGTTCTTGGCTCACGTTCAGCGGAGCAACAAGGCCAGGATTGAACTCGGCAAGGCCATGTCCAGGGTGTCCGAACAGGCGGAAAAGAACATCGCCATGATGGAGAAGTACGGGGAGGTCGACTTCTACAAGGCATGGAGGATGGCCAGCAACGAGCGGGCGAAGGAGGTCGATGCCATCATCGCGTCATCCCACATGACGGATAACGCGAAGGAGACTGCTAACTTCTTCAATACAGTTGCCAATCGTCACCCAGACCCACGCATCCAGTCCCTTGCCGACGCCAAGATGATCCCCGACGAGGTAATGGTCGGGCGTCCAAGGTATCGTCCTACATCCAACCCTGATCCGCAGGTTCAGTCCATCCTGGACGATGCTGTCAAGGGAATGGACTACGACGCCCCGGAGGGGCAACTTGGCAATATCAGGAATCCTGTAGTCAACTCTAGAAACATCGTTGACCTAGTCTCCCAATCGTTCGACCCACAGGTCCGCGTGGTTGACAAGGCGGTGGAAGACCTCAGCATTTGGCTCAAAGATGAGTTTGCAGACGGTCTGCGCCTTCTACATGAGGGCGGATACACTATGGATGAGATATCCGCATGGATCCCACACATCATCCAGCGGAAAGACCTAATTATGGCGGTCAGGCCCATTGGCGGCTCAATGCCGCAGGGGGTGAACGCATCCAAGCATCGCTATTGGGAGACAGTGGAGAACCTGCGGGAGTTGGGTCTACAGCCTGTAGACGACGCCAGGTATGCCTACACTATCTGGCGGGCGACAGTTGAGAGCATGTTGGCCTGGTCCGACTTCGAGTCGAAGATAATCAAGAAGTTTGGAAGGCAGTCAAAGGTGCCCATCAAGGAGGGCGAGGGCGCACTTGGTAAGGTGGCTGCAGACACTGAACTGTACCAGGCAGTAAGCGGAATTCGTGGTGTTGAGCGTGAGTACGTGCTCCAGGGCGAAAAGTATCTAATCCCCAAGGAGGTGGCCGAAGGTCTAGACCGAATGCAGACTGCATTCCAGGGGAGTGACGCTGACCTTGCTGCTCTTATTCCTGGGCTGCGCTGGGCTACTCAAACATTCAAGGGTCTCGCCACAGGCATCTTCCCGCGCTTTCACGAGCGCAACATTATCTCGTCAGCCATCAATGCGTGGACCTACAACGTCAATGATCCCCGTGTTTACATGGAGGCGTTCAAGACCATCAACACGCCTGGCCAGACCAAGGGGATAGCTGGAGACGTGATCCCTCCTCCCCCTGACACACTTGCTGCGACCCAGAAGGGGTTGCAGTGGGCTGATGAGGTTATCGGAGACAGCGGGATCACCAGAAGGCAGATACGCGAAGAACTGAACAATGCGGGGATTCTTCGCAGGAACGAGCACGCCGTGAACACGCAGCTAGGGACTATGGATGAGTTGATGCGTGAGTTTGGCGCTACGTCCAAAATTGGAAAGACGTTCCACGCCTTACAACAGGCAAATCCGCTGTCCCGTCAGTTCGCTCCGGTCAAGGTCGGGCGCGAAGTTGGTTCGGTGATCGAGGACTGGCTTCGTACTGCCGCCTACATTGATGGTCGAGTCAACAAAGGCATGGGCATCCAGGAGTCTATCGAGCGAGTTATCAAGATCCACTTCGACTACGACGACCTGACTCCAACCCTGCGTTTTATGCGTGATTACGTCACACCGTTCAGCACATGGAAGCGTAAGAACATCGGGCTGCAGATTGATGCAATGATCAACCGTCCCAACAAGTTCTACCGTATGCACCAACTACAAACATACGTGGAGGCACTTGGCTCTGGAGACGAGGTTGATGAGGTTTGGATGCCTGAATGGTGGAGCAATATGTGGGGGCTCACCGTAGGCAAGGAGGACAGAGGAAAGAAGTCGTTGGCATTGTTTCGCTTCGGACTTCCGGGCGAGGACCTGAACGCCCTTCGTATGTTTATACCGGAAGAGGCTGGCGGTCGTTCTACCACCAGGGTTCTTTCCGACGAGCTTCTTGGGTCCCTATACCCCTGGTACAAGTGGCCGTTCGAGGAGAAGCTAGACAGCAGCGGCCATGCCTATAGCTTCTTCAAGGGACGCCCACTTTACGACAGGCGAACAGAGGCCCCCGCGTGGATTATGCTCATTGACCAGCACCTCGCGTGGTCAGGCAAGGACAAGAACGGCAAGGACCAGGGATTCCGAGCTATGATGGGGCTTCGCCGTGAGGAAATCTCCATAGGGGACCCAGACGACGGGAAAACACAGTGGGTGTGGCGTATGAACGAATCCACGCTCCGCTCTCTGTCGGCGCTACCGCCTGCCTACTACCTAAACACCATTCCTGGTGGCGTAGGTCTTGGAAACTTCTTCTTGGGCAACCTGATGGATCTCACGCCGAAGCAACGTGCCCAACGCTCCAGAGTCATGGGTGCTGTCACGCCCTTCAAGGCTTATGAGTATGATCCGATGTATCAGAAGTCTGTGTTCCTGAGGGACTGGGCTAGGGTTCAGAGGAAGATTCGCCTTGGACTAGACGATGCCGCTCCTAATTCAGTCCCAGCAGAGACCAACCTTGAGGAGCAGGAGGAGTAGTGCCGACCCCCGATGCAGACGTTGAGCGAGATGACATCGTTTGGCGAAGAAGCATTGGCGTCGACCGAACCCGGCTCAACTCCCCGGCGATCAACCCCACCAGTGGGGCCACGGCTGTAGCAGTCGCAGGGACAAGGGTTGCGCTGTCCACTGGCGTTCGGTGCCAGAGAATCATGATCAGGGCCAATGTCGGCAATGCCGGCAACATATACGTAGGTGGCTCGACCGTTTCTTCGGCTAACGGGTATATCCTAGACGCCGCATCCACGCTTGAGCTATGGATAGGCAACGCCAATCTAATATACATCGACGCTGCTGTTGCAGGAGACGGTGTAACATGGTTGGCGGTGTGACGTAAGGTCCAGGAGGGATACGTCGTGGCAAACCAAGTCAGAAGGCGGCACGGGTTTCATCGCTTTGGCGATTGGGGTCCTGATTTTGCGAACTCACAGGCTATGGCTGCAACCAGCACTGCCAGTCAGTCGCAGCTTGCGCTTGGAGAGTTCCAGTCTTCTAGCGAAGCTGCAGGGCATGTGCTCAAGGAGCTTTCCTGGCGTAACGGAACCTCTGGTTCTGCCAGGGTGTTCGTTGGCGGGCTGCTTCCGGACTCTGCCTGGGGTGCCGGTCAGTACGACCTGTCAGCTAATGCGTTTCTCGACGACACTACGGACGCTCAGGATGCAGGAGTTGGAGACTTTCATCTTCAACCGGCCTCCGGGGCGTCTTCTAACGATGGGTTCATCATCCACGCAGACAGGCCCTTCACCGCCTGCTCCGTTATTGTTTCCACCACGCACGGTTCAGTAAGCCACACAGTCTCATACCTGGACGGAGGAACCTTTGTTGCCATGCCGTCTGTGGTGGTGCAGCCGACGCTTATCGGAGACACAGCAGAGGATCAGGTGATCATCTGGTCGAAGCCGCCAAGCTGGGATGCAAGCACATCCGGTGGTCCCTCCGGTATTGCCACTGGTCGATACGTCGTGGCCATCACGTTCAGCGGCACTGCTGGAGGCGCTGCCGCTCAAATCAGGGTCGGCAACTGGCGCTGGGCGTGTCTGCTTCTGCCGTCTGACTCTGCAGTCCAGGGTTCCTCTATGGATGTGCCGATTGCCTCTGAGGACGAAAGACCGTGGGCACTTTACGACAATGGTCCTGCGGCCAACCATCAAGTCTCCCTGGTGACTGAACTCTCGTCAGTCGTCCAGAAGATCGGGTCCTAAAATGAGCGTCGAAGTCATTGACAGCGCCCTGTCGGGCGTGACCGGAGCAAGGTACGACGACCCGCTCAAGTATTTTCGACTGACCGAGCGATTCTACGGCGGCAACAACGCTACCGGGACGGCAGGTCAGTTGGACTGGTATCGCCTTGGGACGAATCCCCAGAACATGAACGTGGCGCACGCCGTCGCCGGGGCCTTCGGCATCAAGGGTATACGATCGCACACTGCGACGGACGACTTCACGGTCTGGACTCAATACTATCGCAACGTCGGATCCATCCGGCCCGGCCTGTCGTTGACGATTCGAGTCCGCCCGATGGCCGGGGCATTTAGCAACGACGCCATGTTTGCATTCGGCATTCAAGGGGCCAACAACATCGCGCCACGGGTCGCAATGACGATGGACTTTCTCGGGTTCCGCTACGACACGGGCGTTGATACGAACTGGCACTTGGTCGTAAAGGATCAAGCGGGCGGGGCGGGGGCGGAGTCGACCGTCAATCTCGGCGCAATCGACACGACAAACTGGACGACTTTTCGCCTTGCTTACACCGCGACCGGCGTTGACGGCTACGCGAATGGAGTCTTGAAGGGCACGGCCCCGTTGACGAATCTGGACACTTCTCGGACGTGGCACGCAGGGATGTCGGCATACAACGTAAGCGCATCGGGGGCGTCCCAACGAATCTGCGATGCGACGCTGTACGATCTGATCGTCCCGACCGGAGGCTGGTAATGGCTGACGAGACTTCTGTCCTCTACGTCGAGATCGTCGTCGTCACTGGATCCAGCGAGGAGACGATGCGACTGCCCGTCAAGGAGGCGTTTGGCGATGCCGTCGAGGCCGGTTGGCGCGTCATGCTCAACATTCCGCCAGCCGACGACGGATGAGTGAGGTGATCCAGATGCCTCCGCTGCGTGTGGAGTCGCTGGCCCCCAACCTAACATGGTCGGAGGTGTTGCGCGGCAGCGGGTACGACGACGTTGCCTCGTTGCCTGACGACGTGGCTGCGAACGTGGAGCGCATGGCTATCCAAATGTTCCAGCCTTTGCGTGACGAGTTGGGCTTCGGGCTGACTGTGCTTGCCGGTGGTGGTGTGCGTTCTCCTGCTATGAACCGGCGTGTGGGCGGGGCGCAGCCCAAATACAAGGACGGCGTGATCGTCCCGGGCACGGGCAGCAAGCACATGCTAGGCGTTGCGTTGGACCTTCGAGCCTCGACGGAGCAGCGCACTCTCCAGATTTTCGACTGTGCCAACGCCATGCAGGAGGACGGTCGCATTCCAAAGGGAGGGTTAGCACTGTACCTTCGCAAGGACGGCACAGTGCGCTTTGTGCATGTTGACTGCCGAGGCAAGCGTGCTAGGTGGAATGGGGGCGCACGCAAACTGGCCCTGGCGTGAGTGAGGCTCTTGCCGCTCTGGTTATGCTGGCCATGCTTGGCAGCGTTACCCACCTTTCCATTGAGGCTGTCGTTGCCAACGAGGAGCGCAACGAGGCTGTAGCTGCTGCCATGCGCGCAGAGGAAGTGGCTAACGAGATGGAGTGGGTTGCCATTCAGGCTGTTGAGCGACGCGACACTGTGTGCTCGTGTCTGTTTGACCTGCAGGAGGACCCAATGGCCAATCACCTGCGTCACGCTGCTGCCCTGTCCTGTAAGCGTTGCAGGATTCTAACAGTCAACGGTCCAAGCAATGAGTGAGCTTGGCGCTCTTGGATCGCTGATTGACTACGGCGGGATGGGTCTCTTTGCTATCTACCTGATCTGGCAGCGCAAACTGGACGCTGGCCGCCTTGACGAGACAATGGCTCGCTTCGCAGACCAGTCTGCCCGTGAGGAGACGTTGATTCGTGAGAGGTTCGACGCTGTCGTTGAGAAGTACGACCAAGAGCGTGCAACCATCTACGAGCAGATTTCAGCAAAGCTGGATCAACTGCTACAACAACCATCCGCCCCGATTCCTCCTCGACCCAGCCCGCCAACTGCCACAGAGACCATGATCGAGCGGGCAGTGACCAAAGCATTGAAGGACAAGTGATGACCGACGCCATCAAGATGATTGCCTCGTCGGGTGCGATGGTGAGTGCTGCGGCTGCTATGGCTGTTGGCTTTGGTTGGTTGCCATCGGCGTCTGACCTCAAGCGAGTGGAGGCTCAGGCCTCCCAGGTTTCGCAGATCAAGGTGGACGTAGCCGTCTTGATGCAGCGCATGGAGACGGTCGAGAAGACTACGTCCCGAATTGAGACTGCACAGACGGTTCACTTCGACAAGTTGATGGACAAGATTGAGAGGATTCAACGATGATGAGCGCAATCAAGGGTTTGCTTGGCAGCAAGAAGTTCTGGTCTGCCATTGCTGGAGCGGTTGTCGCTGCTGTTTGTGACAACCTTGGCATTGACGCCAACACTGTCTACGGCATCCTGGGTCTGTTTGGCGTTCAGATTGCTGGTCAGGGTCTTGCCGACGTTGGCAAGGAGAAGACGAAGCTCAAGGTCCAGGCCGCCAAGAAGGCGCTGTCTGTTGAGACCGAGGACTTGAGCCCCGCCGACAAGGCTGCTGCTCTCCGAGAGGCTGCTGGCGAGTAGTGCCAACAGCCTGCGAGAAGTCCAGTACAGATGCGTGCGCCTGCACAGACTGGGATGCGTTTACTGCGATGGCGTCAAAGGCTCGCATGGTCGAGCGTGGAGACTGCGTTGTCGTAGAGAAAGGGACCGCTCATCCGGTTGGCCTAGAGGGAGGCATCGGCTTCGCCCTAGGACTGTGCCTCGCAATGCTGTGGGCAATTCTACGTTAGTCGCAAAACCCCGGCGCCTCGGCACTCTCTACACGAGTCCATACCGTCTCCAACCCAAACATCGCCAAACCCGTCACACGCCTCGCAGTCGTCGAGTTCGTCTTTTTCCTTTTCCTCGTCGTCAACCATATCCCAAACAGGGAATGCAGAGTTTCCGCCACGAAGGGTTGTTGGCTTTTTGGTATCGCTCATCACTTCCTCATGCACGTAAGCAGGGCGGTTCGCTCCACGCCGGAGACCTCTGACCTAACAACGAACACCTTATCGCTAACTTTTATGTTCGAGGTTCCGACCATCGTCTCACTGGCCTGCAGCATCTGACCAACCTTGAAGCGGTTGTCGCTCTCAATCCCCTCTCCAGACAACTCCACGTCAACGTGGGCGTCCCACTGACCCTTGCAGTCCAGCCTAATGGAACTGGTCCCGGTTGACGAAACCAGGGCGTCCAGTGGTGAGCCAAGGGTGGGTGCTACGGCTCCAATCAGGGTACGAAGCCCGCCGGAAAGCTCCTCCGGTTCCACCCACGTCTGCTCCTCGCCAATACCCTCCACCAATGGTCCAATGAACGTTTCAAGGTCTGGGTAGTCAACGGACAGTGCTCTCATTTCGTAGTCTGCAATGCTTGACCGGACACGGATACCGCGCACGTCCTCTCCGTCTGGCCAAAAGCCCAGCTTGTCGAACTCAATCTTTGCAAGACTGGCGGCATCGCTAGCGTCAAGCAGAACAACCACAGGATCGCTCGGGCCTCCGGTTTCGATCTGTACCTGCGACTTGGCGTAAGAGAACCCCGACACGCCCTCGCCGGTGACGCTTGAGTCGTCAATGGTTAGTCGGATGGTGTGCAGGGCTGGCCTGACCACCCTGTCCCCCACCGCCCACAGGCAGGGCCTGATCGCCCCCGTGAGGGACTTTGAGTCCATGTCGTACCACTTGCCCACCTTGCCGGCCTTGTCGGGTCCCTGGTCCTCTGTGGAGAACGGGACCTTGGCCTCGAAGTTGTCGCCAGACAGGGTCACCGTTGACTTTCCAGGGGTGAGCTTGAGCGCGTCCCCAGACTTCGACCACGCAATCAACGGCTGACGCGGAAGTATCCACGTTCCAGTCTTCGCTGCCTTCTTCATTGGAACGAGGGCGATAACACGCAGGTTTGTGGCAAGGTTTACTGCCGACAGCTTTAGGCCGCCCTTTGTACCGTCAATCCTGACGGTATCGGACCTCACCGGATCCATAGCCTTGAGGGCGTCAACGGCGGCTTGACCTTCAACGTTCATATCTTCTTGACCTCCATCACTGGTCTCATGCGGCGTATTCCAAACTCGTCGAACAGTTCCTCTGTGATCTTCTTCGCCTTCTTACTGGCTATCCCCGTCCTCTTTAGGAGGGTGGTCACGTCCCTCTTGGAGAGCTTCAAGGACGACCAAAGTGCGTCCCTGTCCACCCCGTACTTCTCGTCAAGAACAGCGACCACGCCAGCCACGTCGGTAAGCTCGCTTCTCTCGCTGACCCACACATCGAGAACCTTGTCATCGCCAACGGGGAGACCACCACGCTCATCTATCCAAGAGCGCAGCTTCCCCCCGAGTACGTTCCTCGCCGTTCCCATTGCCGCGTACAAACGAGCAGCCTCCTCTGCGCTGTCCTGACTGATGACATCGAACGGGTCCTCGCGAACCAGGGCCCCCTTGAACGCTTCACAGTGCTTCTGAACGAGGCACGTCGCGCAGGCACCACCAATGTTTGGGGCCCAATCCCGCTCTGACGCTATGCGCCTGGACATGATGTCGATGGTCTGACGCGTCTGCTCTATCGCCTTGCGAGGCCAGAGCACACCAACCTCCGCTCCATACCGGACGTAGTAAAGGTACGCGGAGACGCTGGTTGCATCCCTGAACTCGTCAAGCTGCATAACAGCCCACGCGTACTGTGCAAGCTGGGAGTCGTTGACTACGCCCTCCCTAGACTTCGGCCTCCTGTTCGTTTTCCAGTCCCGGATGACAACTGTCTTGCCGTCGTCTTCCGACCATATGGCGTCGACAATGCCCCTCCACATTGCCTTCTTGCTGTCCCAGGGAACCTCGCATCCGTCCCTGTCCAGCGACAGCCTGCGCTCCACAGAGAATGTGGGGTTGTCGTAAGCGGACTCTGGGAACAGGTCCCTGCGCTCAAGAAGCCCGTTGATGATGAGGCTGGTCTCGGTGGCGGTGTCTGGCCCAAGGTTGGACATACACTCCCCGGCGATACCTTTCCCCACACTGGCGTCACGAGACACACCCCGCCCTATGATGTGCTCCGAATACCGCTCAAGGAACACATGCACCGCCCGGCCGACGTCGAACGCCGGGTTGGGATCCGCCTTGTGCTTCTGCACACGCAACAACCAGTAGCGGTGAGCGCACTCGGAGTAGTCCCGGATGGCAGACGGGCTGACTCTTGCGTGTTTTTTGCCTGGGGCCATCTACGAGAACGCATCCCAATCAATGTCGTCCTGCACCGGCTCGTCCTGCACCGGCTCGACGGCCTTGGGCTCCTTCTTCATGTCTGCCTCGACAGCGTCGCGCCGCTCGTAGGCCTCCTCTCTGGCTGTGCGAGCCTCCTCCTCCGAGACGTTCATGCTCTCGGCGTACGCCTTGTCGGCTTCGATTTCAGCCTTGGACCGCCTCGGTCGACGCTTTGCCGGCTTGGGCTCTGGTTCTGGCTCCACAACTGGAGGCTCCTCAACCACAACGGCGACCTCTGGCTCGGGTGCTTCCGGCCTGACAGCGGCGGCCTTTGGCCTAACCGACTTGGGCTCGTCAACCGGATCGGCGTTGACCTCGATGACGCCAGTCTGCTGCTCCTCTGGAGACGTCACCATTTCCTCGTAGGTCGGTGACGAGATACAGAACGCTCGGCGCAGGGCCCGACCGATAGAGCGGGCCTCGGCCATTTCAATCGACCACGCCTGGGACGGAGAGAACCTGTTGTCCCTACTGGCACGCTCGCCAATGCGGTGCGTGGCAACCATAGCCCGACCCCACGCCACTGCCGGCAGGGAGCGATCCTTGATTCGGACCTCGCACCTCCACAGGTGCTCATCCGGTGGCGGCTCCCCGGGGGAGTAGAACGAGACCCTCTCTTCCGGCGTAGCCGGTCGGGCCTCCAGACCATCGAACTCGTCCCTCTGGTTCGCGTTGTAGAGAAGGCCGCCGACAGTGATGTACGGTTTGCTGCCCAGGATGAGCACGTGACCAAGCGTCGGCTCCAGGCCAAGCCGCAAGGCAACAATGGAGACAGCATAGGCCAACTCGCTAGGAAGGGAGTCGCCTCGGGCCGTCATGGTGCTACCCATGCCGCGCATGATGGTAAGCATCCCGTCGAACTCGGAACGGCTGATGTCTGGTGGGAGATCCACGCTGTCCTGCTTACGCAGCGCGTCTGTCTTTTCGCTCATTTCTACTCCGTGAAGGGGGTGCGATCAGTGACCTAGAGTCTAACCCGGATCTGCCACCCCGACAAGATTTGTGGCGGCATAGGCCGCCATGATGATGGCGTCCGCGCAGTCCTTGTTGTCCTCTATCGCAGAGGGGTTCAGGATTCTTGCGAACTCCACAGCGGCAGCTTTCCGCTTGGGTCCCTTGATCTTGGAGCAGCCTGAAAACTTCGCCCAGGACTGCGGTGTTATGGGCAACACCAGGGTTCCGGTCGTTAGCCGACCGTCCACCCCAAGCGCACCCATCCAAATGCCAGCAGTTGCCTGCAGCGTCATGGCTACAGAGCGAGACAGGATGGGGAGGTCCTCGTAGGCGAACACGTCCACGTGCCTGACCCTGGTGCGCGGAAGCCGCCGTAGTAACTGCGCCACCTTCTTGGACATGCCTCGCAAGTCCGGGGCTGAAAGCACCCCGCACGGACCCCAGCCACGCCTAGTGTGACAGGTCGCCCATCCGAGGGCTTTCAGCCCCGGGTCAATCGCCAGAATCCAAGCGTCTGGCTTGTTGCCCGTCATCAGTCAGAACCAAAACCGACACAGTGGACATCGCTTGGCTCGCCGCTCCCAACAAGCTCCGCAGTCCTGCCGGCAACGACGACACCAATAAGATCGTTCCCGTATGGGACAACATCAGCGCCAGACACAGCCTGACTACCCTCCTCCTCGTCCCCGTCCAACTCCACACGGAACTCCATCGTCACCTGGAAGTAGAAGTCGTTAGGCATTCTCCAACGCCCTCCGAATGCTAACGGTAAGCTCGCAAGCCTGACCACCGCGCCCCATCTTGCGTGCAGCCTTCTCCGTGTCAGCCCCAACCTCGTTGGCCAGACCCCACAGCACGTCGAGCCCGTAGACGCCCCGCAACTCGGTGAGGAGCTTGCCACCCTCGCCAAAGATCATCCCCTTTGGGTTCGTCTTGTGGGACTTGTGGACTGTAATGTGCCGCTCCATAAACTCGTCTGGCAGTCCGAACTTCTCGAACTCCTCCACCCCGTAGATGGTGTGACCGTCGTTGCCAATTAGGTCCAGGACCTTGCTGATAGTTTCGTTTGGAATCACCCTAAACCTCCCTTTCGTCTAGTTCGTATTTGATGTTGACGCCCTTGATGGCGTGCTGCGACCCATCCTTCATGGTCACAACGGAGCCGTACTGAATCTGACCTGAGCACCTCCCCTCTGGCTTGAGAACGATCTTGCGAATCTCGTGGGCCTTGATCCCGTAGAGGCTTTCCACGCGCAACTGGCGTGCAAGCTGCTGAACGAGCTCCTCTCGCTTTTCGTTCTGCTTGGCAAGCTGCCTGACAAGCCTCTCTCGCTTTTCGTTCTGCTTGGCAATCTGCCCGACAAGCCTCTCTCGCTTTCTGGTCACCACTCACTCCTAAATGCCGGGCCGCTGCTTCCGAACTCAATCGTCAACTGACCCTTGTTGTTGTTTGACGGCAACCGCCCTGAACCACTGCAGACGTGGCAGGGCTTTGTGGTCGCCACCTCGTAGTCCTCGCCAAGGACCCACACCGTCTGGCGTCGTCCGGTGTCGGGGTTCACCCTCCGGTCTCCGCTGTCCTTGATAAAGCCGTCGAGCCGAAGCTCTCGCAGCCTCGCAGTGATGGGCCCGACAGGCTTGTCGAGGCAGTAGGCAAGCTCCGCCGCCGTGTACCCCATGCCAAGCTTGTTACGAATCCAGATGGCGGAATAGACCTCCCTTTTTCGCTGCCCAAGGGACGAGGAAATGGCCTCGTGGCTTTCTCGTCTGGTGTCACTCATGGCTTTTGGTCTCCGTAAGTTCAGCCCAAGAGAGGCCCGGTGGTGACGTGTTCACTGGCTGAACCCCAGGAAGCCCCAAACGGGACACCGTGTAGTGATCCGAACTGGCGGCCTTGCCCTGGTCAATCGAATCAAACTGACGAACACCCACGTCTGTTGCCGGGTCGTAAACAGTCGGCACAAGAGTGTTGCGGGACCCACCAAACGCCCCGGATTCAGCCACGTCTCGCACCCACTCAAACATCGCCTCCAAGCTGGGAAAGTGAAGACTCAAACGAGTTGGTCTGGATGTGTCACTCATCGTTCAGCCTTCCCTGCAGCCCAGAGAGGAACTCAATCAGGTGACTACAGACGATGCCGGCCGCCTTCCTCGCAGTGCGGTCCAACAACTCCTTGGGCGGCACGGAGAACCCACCAACAACGCCATCCTCGACGCTCTTGCGGAGAGTTTCAGTGTGCCTCTGTGCATCGTCGAGGTACCCGGAGACCACATAGAGGTCCCAGGAGCCGCCAAGGTCCAAGTCCTCGGCGGCCGACTGAACGTTGTCCATGACGGCGGTCAGCCGGTGAAAGGCGTGCTCAACCTCATCCTTCGCTTGCCTGTAACTCTCAAGCTCGTTTCGGACCTCGCTAAACATCTCCAACACGCTGTCCTCGGTCGGGACCTCGTCAAGACCCTCGCGCGCAGCGCCAATGGCGTCCCAACACATGGTGAGCACATTGTTCGCCTCAACAGCCAGGTCGGTCTCCCCGCTCAGGGATATGTCCGAGGCATCCGTAGCTAGCTTGCCAATGATTCCTTCAATCGTCGCTCTCATCAGTCTCCTCCCGGTTTAGCGCCAAAGCGCTCGTTTTCAGAAAGGGCTACGAAGTACGAGTCCAGGGCCTCCTCGACCCTCTGCTGAACTCGCTGCCTCGACACCCCAAGAATGTTTGCCACATGCTCGTAGACGGCCAGAGCGTCCGGACCCCTCGTCGGAAACCCGTGAGAGTCCACCCGGTCGGCAACGTCCAAGGCGCAGCTTGACTCCGCAGGCATGTCCCACGGCTCCACGTCCTTCAAGACGACAACTGTCCCGCTTGGCTTGAAGTCGGCCCACAGGTGGTAGCGGCACCCCACCCACGGGCATGGTCGCTCGGCGTCCTTACAGTCAGCACGGCTGGCCGGTCGCTCCGGGGCCCCCTCCAGCGGGGAGCACTCGGGGTCCAACCTGTCACGCCTAACCAGTCGCCAAAGCGCAGGTATCTTGTACGTCACATGCTTGTACGGCACTGGCACCTCCAAGAAAAGCGGCCAGCCGACGCCCTCGCGGGCGACGCGCTCGACTGACCAATAACCGGCAGCACGCTAGCCGGGGGAGGTCGTTAGAACTCCAGCAATCCGCCGTTCTTCTTGGTGGGTGCCGCCAGCGTGGTGGTGCTGGACGTGTTCACGTTCTTGACGAAGTTGTAGACGAAGTCCTGTTCGTCGGTGTCCTTCTCGTTCTGCACGTCGAGCCTGTACTTGGGCTTCCCATCGGTGGCACCGTACAGGTAGACCGACGCCTGCCGTTCCAGGCTGTCAGTGGCCCAGGTCTTGGACCAAGCGTTGGTGTGCGCGGCCCGGGTGATGGCGTTGACAACGGACGTGATGCCGTAGCCGGGCTCCTCGTGGTAGGCGCTCAGGACCCGGGCACCGACGACGTCCTTCCGGACACCAGGGACGTGGACGAAGCCACGGTGAACCAACCGACCGATGGCATCGGCGGGGTTCAAGCCCTTGAGCATGTTGTCCGCCTCGGCCTTGACCCACTTGTCGCGGAAGTGACCGACAGCCGCCTTCCCCTTGTGGATCATGCGCTCGATGGCCATGACGGTGTCCACAATGTCGCCCTTGTGGCTGGTGCTGCCCAACTTGACCAGGGCCTCGTCAATGATGATCAGGTTCAGGCAGAGGTTCCGCCAGAGCACGGCCTCGGCCTTCACCGCACACGTTCCATCATCGGCGGTCTTGAACCGGATGCCGGCCTTGAAGAAGTCGCCAGCGGCAAGCCCCTCAAGGTCCTCCGGAGCGTGCCACATCGCGCTCATGGCCCACTTCTGACCGTCGTACATCACCTCGCCCTTGGCGTCCGAGGGCAGCTTCTTGCGCAGCATCTTCGCGAGGTCCCCAGCCTCGAAAGGCGTGTACCTGTCGGACACCACGCCGAAAATCTGGTGCCCGGGGGCATTGGCGTCGCGCTTACGGAGGCGCAACCGCGCGGTGCGCGGGTTGTCCTTGTCCTCACGCTCGGACCGGCGCTGGTTCAACTCGCGCCAGTTCCAGGCCCGCATCTTCGCGTCCACCGACCGGAGATAGACGGCAGAGTGAGAGCCCTGCGGGCCCAGGTTGTGCGACAACTGGTCGCAGGCGTGCTTCTCAAAGGCGAAGTCGTGACCTCCGATGCGGAGCTTGGCCTCGTCGGTGAAGTTCATCACGTTGTAGGGAACGTGCAGGTCCCCGCGATCCTCACGCTCCACGACAGCCTCGGCCTCGCCAAACGCCTCGTCGACACCCGGAAGGGCATCAAAGTCCTGGCGGGACCTCTGGAAGTTGTCGTTGCCAAGCTGGATGACCGGAGTACCAGCAGCGAACAGCGGCGGCTTGGGCGCAAAACCCGCAGCAATAGCCGCCTTCTCGTCGGATTCGATACGAACCCTGCTATCTTCGTTCACTCGCATCTGTATCACCTCCCGATGATGTCAAGGTTACGCTGCCACATGGCAGCAGGACAGAGGCGTGAGCGTGAACAACCGTTCACACCCACGCGCTCGACCCTGCTACTCCTGGGTCCGCCACCTCTTCCCAAAGAAGGGCACAAGTGCCTCGTCAGTCCCGCAAGGGGAGCAGACGTACGTCTTGTTGTCCTTCCTAGACAGGGCGTTGAACGCCACGTTTTTTCCAACCCAAAGGCGCATCTTGGCGCACCTCGGACACCTGCCGCGTTGACTCTTTGGCGGATTGTTTACGTCGATTGTCATGACTCGTCCTTCGTGCAAGCCTTCTCGAAACGAGAGGGCTGGAAGTTGGGGTTGCTCTCGCCGAACAGGACGGCGAACTCGGTAATCAAGAGGCTGGCCTGCCGCCTGGACAGCCGACCCCTTACGGTCACGTTCATGATGGTGTTAGCCACCGCCTCCATGTGCCTTCGCTGAAACATCACACCTCCTCGTTGATGAACTTGATACGCCGCCCAGGCCAACAGGGCTCACAGACGCTGCCCTTGTCGTGCCCGCCAGGGTGGACCCAAAACCAGCCCCCGTCCTTCTTGCTGCAGAAGTCGCAGGTGGCCCAGTAGATCGCAGCGTAGACCTGCCGCCACAGTGGGGTCGGACGGCGTGTCATGCCACCTCCACGTAGAAGTCGCTCACGTTGTCCTCGGTGATGTAGCCGTGGCTATACAGGCCGTACTTGACGGGCACCTTGACGCGACCAGGGCTACGCTTCCAGGTCTTGGGCTTGCCGTTGACACGCCAACGGCTGGGCTTTCGGACCATGCTCGAATCCACCAGGGCAACCGACAGCACGGAAAAGCGGACCGAGGTAGCGTGACCATCGGGGAAGTACATAACCTCGTCGCGCCAGGACAACCCCTTGGCACGCTCAACGGTAAGCACCTCGTATCCTTCCAGGGGGAAGATCATGCCACCCTCCCGCTCATCTGGTGCTCGTTGCGGCCGACGCTGGTGTAGATTCGGCACCCGCGCAGCGACCCATACTTGCAGTCCTCGCTGATCCACCACGACTTGCGGTCCCAACCGACCTCGTCGATGTCCCTGTCGGACTCGAAGACGGTGATAGGGCCCTCGCCACGGACAACGACAGCCGCAGCACCCTGGTCCAAGGCGCAGAACACCGCCAACTCCTCAAGGAACCCGAAGCGGGGGAGCATGATGGACGCCACATGGGGGTCGTCAGCTTCGCCGTGGTTCCAGTTGTCTGCGAAAAGGCTCGCAGGGTCAGACTTGGGGTTTAGCTCGAAGAAGCGGGCCACGCTTCGGGCCCCCTTCTCGGTCAAGTCGCAGAGCAGCCTTCGTCCATAGCTGCAGGACTCGCCGGTGAGGTACATCACCCCGTAGCTACGCATATCTTCCCAGTTTCCTATCGTCCTCATACGTCACCTCCCAGTGAACGCTCGTTGAAAAGGATGCTGGCCGCGAACCGCCGGGCTCGCGGCCAGACTCCCGTCAAGGAGTTGTCTTCTTGTCGTCGTCTGGTTGCCGTTTCCGTCGCGTGGTCTCAACCACACGCGCAGCTTCAATGCGAACCCTGCGGGCCTCGATACAGGTGGCGCAGTTGCAGGCGATCGGGTGCCACGGCTTCCTACTCATTCTCGTCCTCCTCGATCATGCTGTTCTTGCAGGGTTCGATGCTCACTCCGCTGATACCCCACGTGCGGGTTCTGTCGTGGGTGGTAGTTACCGACGAGCGTTCCAACTGGTCCCAAAGGGCGACCCGCGCCTCCTCGCTGGGGTAGATGCACTCTGGCAACGGGTCAAACCCTGCCATTTCCTTGCGGGCCTCGTCCCCGTTGACCTGGATGACAGGGGTGCCGGTGGTGAACACTGGCGGGGGTGGGGGACCACCAACAACGACCTCGCACTCAACGTCGTCCACGTCGGGCATTTCGCTCTGCATGGAGTACAGGTCGTCCGAGATAGCATTCTGCTGTTCGAGCAGTCTGCGGGCCGTCTCCATGCCCCTCTCGGCAAGCGCAACGACCTCCTCGTACCCATGACCGTCCAGCGCGGCGCCAGCGGCTATGTGCCGCATCAACGCATGGTAGGCGGTCAGGCCGCTACACCACTGGTTGTGGGCCTCGTCGAAGTCCTTGCGGACCTTGTCCCAGTTCAGGGACGGTGGCGGGATGTAGTAGTTGAACATGCTCACTCGTCACCAGCCAGAGGCCCGAAGCCAGTGCGGACCGTCTTGAGCAGGTCGATAGCCTCGTCGACCCTGTTCACCACGTTGGCGATATCCTCGGGAGTGCCGTCGTGCTGCAGGTTCGCAACGGTCAACACATCGATGATGTAGGTGTACAGTGCGGACAGGGCGCCGCAGAGTTCGGGGGCGGCCTGGTGTCGCAGGACGTTCTGCAACTCCTGGACGATAGCCTGCGACTTGCCGATGTACATCGCAGAGCCGGCCTTGTCGTTGACACCGGCGGCCCGCTTGCCGCGCTCGGCAAACCGGATGGCACTGTCAAACAGCAGCCCCAGCCGCTCGCGGGGGTTCATGTCCTCAAACCGCTTCACGGGTTCGGCGATCATCTTCCTCGTCTCAATCACGTTGCACCTCCCAGTGCTCGTTACTCGACCCACGATGCCGCGCCTCTCGCGGCACCTAGGGTCGGCCCAACGAACCGACTACTCGTCACCCCCTTCCGGCAGGTCGAGCAATGGATCAACGAGAACGTTCACCCTGTTCGCGTCCGTCCAGATCGAACCACAAACGCGCCAAGTCCGCCTCTCGTCCGGGTTGGACAGCAGATCCCGCAGCCCATAACCGCAGTCGGGCCTGTAGTTGTACAAAACGACAGTGGTCTCGTCGTCCAGGTCCACCGTCCACTCGACGTCCGACTTGTCTCCACCGCCATCGGGGAACCCGAACACCTCGACCATCCTGGCGAAGCTGGCTATGGCCCACCCTTGCGGGGGGAGATCGCTAGACCAGTAGAGTCGTCTCTCGCAGGTTGTTGTCCGCGGGAAGCTCATCAGGAACCCCCGTTCAGCTTGCGGTCCGCGGCCCACTGCTTCTTGCACTCGTCGACCCACTGCAGGTTCGCCTGGATCCTGCTGACCGCCTGGCTGAGCACCTTCGCCTCACCCCGGGCCGCGTCGCGCTCGGCGCGCAGCCGGTCGCGGTCCGCGCACCAACCGTCGAAGGTCCCCTGGTACAGGTCCTCGAACTCGTCCCGCTCCTCCATGACCAGGGCCAACTCGGCGCGGGCCTCGTCGCGCTCGGCCTCCACTGCCGAGACCCGCTCGGCCCAACCCTCGTCGGCCCGCGCTGAGGACCGCACGTGGGAGTCCCGACACTCGCGGAACACCCGCCGCACCTTGGCCAGGTCGGCCAGCGCGGTGTCACGCGTTCGCCTCACTTCCCCCAAGGCCACGCGGGCCTCGTCGCGCTCGCGCAGCATGCCACGCAACTCGACCTCCATATCGTAGTGCTGGGCCGCCAGGTTCTGGTACCGCCTTTTCAGGTCGGCCTCGTCGCGGTCGCGCTTCTCCTCACGCAACTCAGCCCTGTCCTTGGCCGCGACCTCTCGCAACCGCTCGGACCGGGCCCCGTCGCGGTCGCGCTCGATGTCAGCCGCTCTGGCCTTGGCCTTGGCCGCGATCTCTCGCAGCCGCTCTCGCGTTCCTTCGTTCAACATAGCTCCTCCCAAAGCTACCCCGGGCCGCGCCCGGGGGACTCGATTGCTGGCCCCCTGCGGGGCTCCAATGGCATCCTAACCGGGCCCGCGGGGGTCCGGCCCTATCCAGGGCCCGCGTGCTGTACGCAAGGCCTGCAAGGGGCCGGCATCCAAGGGCGCCAGCCGGACGCAGCAAGGCCCCACCCCGCTAAGCGCGGGGTAGGGCCGTTGCAAGTAACCGCTAGGCCCCCCCTTCATCGGGCTCGCGCCCTCCAGGGTTGCACGCGAAGCAAGGGGCCTAGCCTTGCCAAGGGGCGCGAACCTACGCTCGCGTCACTTGGCAAGGGCTCCCCCACCCGCGGCCCGGCATCGATGGCCGCGGGGGGGAAGCAAGCCGCGTTCGGCTACGACCGGCCGTTGACCAGTCCGGCGCGGACCTTGGCCTTGTAGATTGTCGAAGTCAGAGCGGTTCCGGTCTGTTCCGCGACGCGCTCCGCGATGGCCCGGAGTCCGGCTTCACATTCGGGGTCCGCGAGGAGCGCGTCCGCGTCGACCCTGGCCATCTTGACGGTGTACTTCCCATCCTCAGCGGCCGCGAGCTTGCTGTCGAGCCATGCATCGTAGCCATCGGGGAGCTTGACCTTGCCACCGCCACCGCCACCGCCCCCGGTCTGCCGGACCTTCCCGGCCAGCGCGCAGGTGAGCACATCCTCCGGACCATCCTCGCCCTCCTGGGCGCTGAGGCTGATATCGAAGGTCACGCGGACCCGCTTGTCCGACGTCGGCGCCGCGGTGTCCGGGTCAAGGTCGCGCAGCTTTCGCCAGAACGCGAGCACCTGCTCAGCGGTCGCGGACTTGGCCTCACCGATGGCCACCGCGTTCTCGGCACGCTTCGCGCTGGCCAAGGTGTCCGCGTGGGCCTTGACCGCGGCCTGAGCCGCGGGGTCTCCGGAGGCCGCGAGCATCGCGAGCAAGTCTTCGACAGAGGGGGCCGCGGGGGCCTTGGGGGCGGTTGGTTGGTTCTTGGGGCTCATGGTGTGTTCTCCCGTTGAGTGTCTATGCAGGGCCCGACGCGGACCCCGCTTCACCCTGGACATACTGCAGACCGCGTGCCAAACCTGCAAGTGCCTGATATCATTGGTGTAACCCTTCATGCTACATCGCAAGCTTTGCACCATTACAGGGCCCATCAGGGTGCAAGCCTTTGATATCACTGGGGAATGTGAATACCGTGCCACCCTGTCACACACCGCAAATGATGCAGATCGCGCCCTGGCGCCTCGGAATCAAGGTGACGCAGGCGCACCCGCGTTCGCGTCTACCTTTGATTGCAAGGCCTATGCCATGTCCAATAATGGGTATTATGTAAACTACTAGTGATATCAGGGGGTTAGGTGCATGGTGCGGCGCAAGTAACTGATACCGTTGAGGATTCAGCCCCGCAGCCCACATTCGCTGCGTTCAGGGTGCCACGCGACACGCGCGTCTCGCCAACCGCACGCCTGCGCGAGCATCTGCGCGAGAGCGCCCATGTGTGAATTTCTGCCGACTTGCGTATTTGATTCTCCGAATCCCCGCCGACCGAAATCGTAATGGGTCCCCTTTTGTGTATGGGTCCCATGTTGGGGGGGGGCCCCGTTGATTGTAGCTGTGGGGCCCCCCCTTTATGTTCTGTGTCCGCGTTGTCCGCGTGGTCCGCAGCGGACATTGCGGACAAGAGTAAGGTGTGAACGATTGTTCACGGTGGTTGTTTTTGGTTGTAAGTTGTTGATGTTACAGGTGTGTGCAGATAGGGCTTGACATCTTCCCTGTCCTTACCCCAAAAGTTCTCGCGCGTGCCCGGCAGGACGTTGACCGCGTGTGGGGGGTTTCATGACCTCCCTCGGCTTTGCCTCGTTCGGGCCAATCCCCCCTAACCCCCCTGGCATTGATTGTTTGGATTAGGGATTTAGAACGGCACGTCATCGTTGTCTTGCCTTTCCTTCCGTTCGGGCTTGTTGGGGCATTGGTCGTAGTGTGGTTCGTAGACTTCGACCATTTTGGCGACGACGGTGGGGTACTGTCCGGAGTTGTCCTCGCCGGTCTTGAAGTAGAGACGTTTCTTGAATGGTTGGACCATGTCGAACTTCTCTTCTCCGTCTTTTGTGGTTTTGACCCACCACGTCTTTTGGTCGCAGTTTTTGCAGTTAGCCACGTTCTGTCTCCTAGTTTTGTTGTGCTTGCGAAGGTTTTACGATTCCCCACTTTGATCCTTTTGCTGTGGGTGTTTCGTCTACGAGTCCTAGGTTTCTCAACAGGTGTAGTGCTTTGACTACCCTGTGGTTGTCTGGCGTTCTTTTTTCCTCTCCATACTTGAACCATCCGAGTCTCTTTGCGATGCCGCTTGCTGTGTTTGCTCTTGGCGTTGTGATGAGTTCCTTCATGACTGCTGCAGCGTCATTCTTCGTTGACTTCATATTCCTTGATTGCCCTTCGTAGCTTTGAGAGCAGGTGTGGGACATCGACGGCGTCTCTTACCTTTAGCCTTGTGTGTCCTTTCCTTACCTCTCCGCTCCAGCTTCTCTTGTTGTGGTGGCGGTCGATTTCGGAGATCCACCAGCCCATTTCCACGATGTCGATGATTTTGTTTGTTAGCGAGACAGCCATGTTTCCCCTTGTTCAGACTTCCCAGGTCTCCTCGACCTCAACGGGCTTCATCTGCGTCCGGTTTACCAGCGGCTTTTCTCCTGCGACAAGCGTGATTCCGTTGATGTTGTGGTCCTTCATGAGGACCATGACGTGAGAGAGCAGCAGCTTTAGGCTGTCGATGTGCCCGTTGCCGAGGTCCTTATCGGGCGGGTGTGGCAGGTTGTCCACTAGGCCGATGGGGTCTGCGTACATGCTGCTGATGTCAGCGGCTGGAGAGGTTTCCGTTCGTACTCCCCTTTTCATCAGGTACGGCTTGAGCTTTTCGACGACGTCGGGGTGGTACTTGGCGATGGTGTCGTACATGTTCTTCCACTTGGGAGCCTTCCTTGCGTCGCCTCCCAGCCTGGAGAACGCCATCTTGACCATGTAGTCCCTTCCCTTGGTGGTTTCCTCTGCCATTGCGATGTCGACGCTTTGGTTGATGAGGTTTATCCCGACGGGTCGAGTCCAGAACCGTCCTCCCCAGATAGACAGGTCGATCCCGGTCTGGTTCTCCACGTTTGCGTAGATTCGCTTTGCTCCAGTGTTGGACACCGCGTATGGCGTTCCGGTTTTGGATGCTGCGTTGGTGTATGGGAGCGACAGCTTGTGCTTACATGTCTTGAGCACGACAACGAGGTCGAAGTTCTCGACCGTTGAGACCCTGGTGAGGTCTGTGACTGCGACTGTCTTGCAGCGCAGCGATGGGACCCACCTTTTGTGGTCGGTAACGAAGAGGACTTTCATTTCGCAGCCTTCTTCTTGCGGTTGCTTTTCTTGCAGACCTTGCAGATGGCGCTATAGCCGTCCTTGTTCTTCTTGTTCTTGGCGAACAGGTTGATACGCAGAGGCTTCTCACACGACTTGCAGTGCTTCATGGGCAGCTTGGACGCCCTTGCCGACTCCTTGCGGCAGTCCCTACACCAGGGCTGGACTGCGACCCGGATACCGTCAGATCGGCGCAGGTTCCTGAACCCGAACCCCTTTTCCTTGTCCTTGACGTCCCCGCACTTGGGGCACTGCCGATCGTTCTCGCTGATCACTGCCTTTTCTACCTTCTTCTTCTTTACTGGCATCACGTCTCCTGTGTTGTGTTGCGATGTAGGGCATGGTGATGCACCGTAATGCGATGGAATTCCCATACCCCAAGAGCGAGCAATCCAAGACGTCGACCTCTGTGAGGGGCGATGTCGAGGAAGTTGAAAAGCCTGTTTCCTGGTCTGCGCAGACGACTGCCTCCATTGAGGAGCACATCAAGCCTCTGCTGCGTTCTGTGGACGGTGCCCCTGTTCTCGGCGGTGTGTTGCCGTCGATCAAGGAGCTTGCTGAATACTTTGGTGACGCTGCGCCGATGCCGAGCCTTCACGGGCTCAAGGAGCATCAGGCCAAGGCTGCACTGCTGCAGCTTTGCGGGTGTTCCGACACAACGATCGCAGGAATCCTTGGCTTCACGCAGAAGCAGGTCTCTTCCTGGGTTCGTAAGCCCGGTTGGCGCTCTTTTCAGCGTGAGGTTCTGGACCACTCTTTGACGCGTCTGGTTGGCATGGCCCACCTCGCGCTTGTGCAGCAGTTCCTCTACACGGACAAGGCATCCGAGCGTGTGAAGCTGGCGAAGTGGATCATTGACACGTCCGGAGTTCACTCTGCTCCGACCAAGCACGTCCACCATCACGAGCACTCGGTGTCGAGGGCCACGGAGCGAGACATGTCTGCGGCCAAGGCAATCGGCACCGCCGATCCTCTTGTGACCGAGGATGGAGACGTGGAGGGCTGGTAGCTCATCAACGGATACACCCGGCACACGGGATGTGACGAGCGCACACGCTGCATGTTGGGATCATGTCGGAGCGCACCTCCGCTATGTCCGGGTGAATCTCAAACTGGCGACCACACGCAACCCTCACGCGGGTGACGGTGGTGTCAGAGTCGTACAGGTGTACTTTCCGCTTTCGGGCCACGCAGATGACCGAGAGGTACTCTTTATGGTCATGTGATCCACTCACTAGTAGATCATACCACGATCAGAGACCCATGAAAGGTAAGTGGCGGTACTTATAGTCCCGCCAACAACCTAGCGTTTTTGCCCCCTAGTGCTATCTTGTAGCTGGTTTCGGGTTTTTCACCTCCCGGTGCCCGAATCCCGGGGGTCAAAGGCGGCGACGCCCACAGCGGATCCTTTTGGTTCTGCTGCGGTCCGTCTTTGGCTCAAATCATCGCGGCTTTAGTCCGGACAGACGATGATATGCCCTTGACCGTCTATGGGGGCGCTTTTGGAGGATCAATGCCTGCTAATGATTGGGTTGTTACGTTTGAGGTTCATGTTGACGTCTGTTCTGACGACGACATGAGTGAGGAGGACGTGGCCAGGAAGGCCGTCGACAACTTCAAGTTGTTTAGATGGGATCACGCCAACGCAAAGAACTGCATCGTGTGTGTGAAGAAGATCACCACGCTGACATGAATCGCCAGCAACTAGAGGGTTTGCTGTCCGTGCTGAACGCCGGGCAGGTTACTGCAGCGATTATTCTAGTTGAGACAGCCCTGCTCAAGATGGATCAGAAGACGTCTGACAGGCGCGAGTACAACAGGGAGCAGAAGGCGAGGAGGCGCAGGGTTGTGGCTGGAAAGCCAGAGCCAGGGCCAGAGCCAGAGAAGAAGCCAGCAAGGGCGAAGAAGTCTAACGGCGTTGAGCCGATGGGTGGGTGGTCTAGCTTCCTTTGCGAGGTTCTGACCTACGCAAACTCTATATGCGGCAGGAACTATGGAACCAAGAAGATCGCCAGTCAGTACAGGACGCTGATGGTTGCCAGGGCTCAAGAGTCGTTCAGGGAGTCCAAGGCAGAGTTCCCAGACGAGACAGACCTCCAACATTGGCAGCGTGTGTTCAACCGCATGTGTCTGGTTTGGGACGAGAAGCTGCGCCAAAGCACAGACAGGCGGCCTGGCGGCAGGGCAGACGAAATGATGTGGGACCGACGGTACATAAGGCCAGAGACCCTATATACGGGGCGGTTTCACTCCTACGTCCAAGAGGGCGTGGACAGGATGAAGTCTGGCGTAATTATGCTTGATGACGCTCCGGAGTATCCGGTGGAAACAAACAGGAGAGACGGCGAATATGGTCAAGGCGAACTTCTCTAGGCTCGACAAGATAGTGAAGAGAATGATGGAGGGGGCTGTTAGGTCGGCCATGAGCGGGGAGATAGACAAACGCTGCATGACCTACAGGAAGATGGACGATGGGGAGCCGAAGGAAAAGGCGTGGTGCCCAGCCTGCAGGGTTGGAACACACTGGCGAGGGCCACACCCGTCTATCGAGTGGGATGATGGTAAGCCATTCACCAGGGATCCGCCGATAGTGAAAAAAAACGGCGTTGTCAGCGTTGCGATGCCTGGGTACAGCGAGACAAGGGAGGCCGCTGCAAGGCGACTCTACCGCATCGCTGACAAGTGGGACAAAGGTCCAGAGTCGATGTATTCAGTTAGGGTGGACGTCTGGCAGGGTGCCCTTTGTGATCCATGCGAGAGGGGACACATGGACACGTGGCTTGAAGCTGTGTCGCCAGAGCAGAAGCGTCAAAACCAGGAAGTGAAGGTAAACAAGGCGATTTGATGGACGACATGATCAAGACGCCTGGTTTTTTGATCGGTTTGTCTGATGGATCCTGTTGCGCTTGCCTTGATGTTGGGACGGAGCTTGTAAAAAACAGGCACAACCTCTGCCTACCGCACAGGTACATCCTGTGGGTCCTTGATTCGATGGTTCCGCAGACCAAGTACGAGCTTTTCAGGGGCATGTGGGCGAATAGGAAGCCAAAGCACCACAGGAGAGAGACCGACGCTCTGGGGGCGGCACTTGACCACATGGTTCGCAAGGGGCTGGCTGCTAAATACCCAAAAGGCGGCTACCTGAGGACCCCAAAGGGGGCAAAGCTGCTCCTGATGAACGCCCCGCCAGCCATGAAAAGGCCAAACCCGGTGGCAGGGCGGCCAAAGAGCTTTCGTGTTGGGACGAGGGTTACTTTTCAGGTGAACGAGGAGGTAATCTGCACCGTCCTTCCGCAGGTTCTACGATCTTACATGCCAGCGGTTTTCAAGTGCGATGAGGATGGAATGCACTACATAGTTCAGCACGAATGCGTGCAGGAAACCGACTGCGACGGAACCAACCCGGTACACACGCACCTTCTCCTTCGGATCGCATCGCCATGAACGATAAACTTGTTGACCACAGGGACAGGGTTCTAGTTGGAGACACGTTTGAGCTTTTGGACACGCTTCCGGAGGCGTCCATCGATACCGTGTGGTCTAGCCCGCCATATTATTCGGTGAGGGCGTACCCTGTAGAAGTTGACATAACACGGTTCGGTGAAGAGGCAACGGTTGACGAGTACGTTGAGCGAACTGTTCAGCTATTCTTCAAGATGGAGAGGGTTCTAAAGCCCTGGGGCACCGTCTGGTGGAACCTTGGAGACTCCTATTCGGCTGGCATGGGCCAGGGTGTGGCGAGCAAAAACGCCTGCATGATCCCGTTTCGGGTTGCTATGGCCCTGCAGTCTCATGGCTGGTATGTGCGGAATATCATCGCATGGGTGAAGAAGTCGACCATGCCAGAGCCCCACACTGACAGGCTTTCAACGGCGTGGGAGCCGGTGATTCTACTTGCCCATCCACACTCTGACGGCCAGTACCACTTCGACATGGACAGGATACGCCTACCGTCGAAGGACAAGGTTCACCCAGCAGGCGTGCCGCCAAAGGACTGGTGCCAGGTTCAGAGGGCAAACTTCAAGGGGAAGGAGCACTTCGCCATGCAGCCCCTTGGCCTACCTGGCAGGTATCTGCCGGCCACGCTGCCAGCGAAGGTGTGCCCCAAGTGTTCACGGCCCACAATCTACACGGCCTGGAGATCCGAGGGTCAGACATGGGGTGACTACCATGAGGAACGCGATCGGACATGGAGGCCAGAGGGGCGATCAGCAGGCAATACAGGGCTAAAGAACCGGCACATGGATGACCGGAAGTGGGAGAAGGAAACCATCAGGTGCGGGTGTGAGGCTGGCACCATGCCGGGCGTGGTTCTTGACCCATTCATGGGTAGCGGAACAACGGCAGTAGCAGCCAAGAGGGTTGGGTGCGACTTTGTTGGATTCGAGGCCATCCAGGAGGTTGCCGATCGGGCGGTGGAGAGGGTCCGATGCGAGCCGATGGACCTATTCACTATGATGTCATGAAAAAAACCACATCAAACGACATTATCCGACAGGTCCTGGACGAGCTAGTCGACAGCGTCGAGGGGAACGAGGTGGCAGTACCGCTGGTCGGAGCGTTGTACGACTTCTTTGAGAAGGAGGTCGGCGTTCACTCTGACGGTGGGGTGGTGTTCGGCACTGACATCCGTCCGGATCTACAGAGGGATATGAGGCTGGTAGAGGGGTGGATCAAGCAGTGCGGGTACAAGTGGTCCGCTGTTATGAGGATGGGAACCACCCGTAGAGACATTCGTCTCATGAGAAAGCTCGTAATCAAGGGCATGAACAACATGGGGTGGACGAAGGACGAGATAGCAACGGCCTTCAAGACCACGCCATCTGGAATATCAAGAATGGGGAAGGAGGGACGACACGATGCCGTCTTCGTTACAACCACTGGAACACTTGATTCGCGAACGATTGCGAGAGAGGGAGATTCCAGCGGCGCTAGATCGACTACCCAAAGAAAACGGCGAGCATCGCTATGTGGTGAGGGTTCAGTTGGGGGTGAAGCTGTCAATCCCGGAGCACATAGCGACAAGGAAGGACAGGCAGGCGGACATTCAGGCGATGACGACCTTGACCGATGAAGCGATAGAGAGCATCGGTAACGTGATGCAGGCGGCTAGTGCTCGCTTGTTGGGTAGTAGCCCCGCCGAAAATGAGACCGCTTGAGCCAACCCCACCTTTTCAATAACGCCAGATCCCTGCATACAGTGGACTTCGGAATGCCCGTTATGCTGGCGATTTTCCTGACGGACAATCGCTCTCCAGCCTCATGGGCACCTTTCACTATGTGGTAGACGACCTTGTAGTGCGCGCTTTGTCCCACTTCGCCAGACTATAGCTTGACGACACGTATGGTCCAGTGGGAGCTTGTTCGCGCAATCACCCACGGGGAATATCATGGCTGCTGGACGAACTGCTGGACGAGAACTCGGGCTTCCTGACCTTTCCAACGCCCGAGCGTGCCGGGAGACCTACGGTATCTCGACTTGGGTTTCCACCGACGCACCGGCGACGTCCGCCCTGTTGACGGCTGCAAACCTGAACGCCCTTGGAACCGCTCGAACAGACGAGTTGGTCTCTGGCAACCGGCGAATCACCTGCACTGGCATGAACAATCAGGTCCCGGCGGGAACTCCGCGTCGGTACACCTGGACGTACACGGACGCCGCAGGCGCTGATGCTGTTGGAACCATCACCATTTCTGGATCTAACGCGTTCGGTGATCCCATTACCGAGGTCATCAACTTCGCTGCTGGGTCCCTGACTGGCGACACCGTGAACGCGTACCGGCGGATCGATCAGGTTGTTGTCGAGGGTGCCGATGGCGTGATTGCCGAGGGTGCTGACCAGTTGGCTATGGGGGCAACCCTGCACTTGGTGTTTGGTCCCTGCGACCCGAGCATTGAGGTTACGGGCGCTGCGCGTATCGACCACATCCTGTCGGTCACGCACCTGGACAACGACATCGCAACCACCGTCTGCTTCAACGCGACGCTTGCTGCCAACAATGGCGCTGCTGGATCCGGGGCCACTTATCAGGTCGACCAGATCAACGCGAACGGCGAGTGCTCGTTGAATTTTCACACCGACGACGACTTTGATGGTCAGACCTCGTATTTCGTGATGTTCCGATATCGTCCCGGCCAAGCCCTGTAGACTGGAGGACCGATGCCAATCGTAGACTCAAAGATGAAGTGGCGTCGTAAGCGCATCTGGATGCCGGCGCAGGGTCAGTCAATCCTGAATGCGGGGACTGCCATTGAGGGTGCCCACACTGGCAGCCCGCAGTGGCTGGCTGTTACTGGTGGCTTTGCGTATCCTCGAATGCTTGCTGGCGATATGTTCAACTTTGCGACCAAGGTCCCGTACGACCTTGACCCCCGGGCAACCATCGGGGTTCGTGTCCACTGGACGCACGGTAGCGCGACTGCTGCAGACACCATTGATTGGATCGTGACGTACTCGGCCATTGCCGAGGATGCCGCTTTGGTGGATCCCGTCACGGCGCTGGACACCACCATTCCCCAGGACACTGTTGGGGTTGCCCTGGCGCGCTCGATGAAGCGCACTGGCCGTGGCGTCATCAACGCAGATACGCTCACGTTCAACTCCCAGACAGAGGAAGTTACGTCGCAGTGGCTGACGTTCAAGGCTGAAATGGATGCGACTGCCATTGACGTGGGTGCTGAGGGCGTCTGGCTGCTTGGCCTAGAGTTGGACTACTACCCGGTCATGACGCAGAGTTCGCTCCGGTTCAGGGCTCTGAACATCAACGAACTGACTGCGTAGAGGGTGGCTGCACACGTCCGACAGCGCCATGTGCTGGAGGTGGCGAGGGACTCTGCGTTCACGCAGCACTCTCTGTCCGAGGACGTCACCGATCTTCTGAACCTGTCTACGACAGGCGAAATGCACTCGGAGACCAGGCTTCTGGGTTCTGACGGTGATACCACCATTCAGATGCTGGGCATTTCAAGGTGCCAGTTCTTGTATATCCGCCCAGACCAGGATGTGCAGTTTCGTTTTCATGGTGGTGACACGCAGGTTGGACTAGCTCAAGATAGGGCTATGGTGTTCAACTTTCCGTCTGCTGCTGTTGGTGGGTCGGTTGTTCAGTTCAACCTGCAGCGGAAGGCCGGCGTGGCTACCTACGTTCAGATCCACGCAGTGGGTGTATAGTGCCTAGGTGGACCTCCTAGAACAGCCCAGCCCGCACGAGACCTACAACGTCAACCTAGGTATCGAGCACGCCATCCGTCAGTTCCAAAAGGATCCGGAGCACCTGAAACGGCTGCGACTCCTAAAGCACCACGACGACCAGGGTCGTATCCGAAGGGATGTGATTCAGGCGAAATGTCTCACGTCTGTTGAGACGTATGTAAAGACGCTCCTGTGGATTCGGCCCAAGGAGGCTGACGAGCAGTTTGGTAGGCGTCCGGTTCAGCTAAACCAGTGGAAAACGCTGCAGAATAGGCTGTATGCGCTTCTCAAGAAGCTGCGCTCGCAGGGGGACCCCATGTGGATCATCCTGCTCAAGGCACGCCAGCAGGGCGCATCTACCATGACAGCGGCGATACTCTACGCCATCGCTGCATCAAAGCTGTACGAAAGAATCCTGGTGGTTGGTCACTCCGACAAGAACGCTGCAGAGCTTCTTCGCATGTACCAGACGTTTCACACGTTCCTGCCTGAATGGATGCGTCCGATGACCAGACAGGACAACAGAAACGAGCTTTCGTTTCAGAACCCGTCAGGGAAGATGCGTATGCGAGAGCCTGGACTTGGCAGCATCATCAGCATCGACACTGCGAGAGACACCGACGCTGGCGCTGGTTATACGGTCACAGGATTCCACGGGTCTGAGGTGGCTAGAAGCGGTTGGCGTAACGCCACAACCCTGTTCTCGAACCTCAATCAGGCGATGCCGCAGCCACACATCAACCCGAATACTGTTCAGGTTCTTGAGTCGACGGCAGAGGGCGAGCAGGGGTGGTTCTACGACACATGGAAGCTGTCAGAGCGTGGTGAATCAGCCTACACGCCCCTATTTGTAGGTTTCTGGGAGGAACCAACCTACTGCTTTGATGACACTGACCGTTGGGTCGGGTTGAGCGAAAAGCAGGTCATGGACGATCTGGACGATAGAGAGTCCAAAATGATCGAGGGCTGCAGTGAGAGATACGGTCACGACATGACTGCCGGGCAGCTAGCCTGGCGTCGGTGGATGATTCCGAACTACTGCGAGGGTAGCCCTGACGTATTCGACAATCAGTACCCGTGGTGCCCAGAGGTTGCGTTTAGATCATCTGGCGTAACAGTGTTTGATCCTGCTGGTATCGCTGCTGCAAGAGCGTACGTTAGGGATCCAATGATTCAGGGGGTCATGGAGGACCCCATGTCGAACAACGCTGATATGTGGAAGGCAACAGAGCCGGTTCCAAAGGTTCTTCACCTTCCAGACGGAGACGTGAAGATATACACGCTCCCGGAGGAGGGTGTTGATGTGGTTGCTATCCACGACGCTTCTGACGGGTATCCGGACAGCGATATGCAGGCTAGCCAGTTCTTCGCGTTCAAGGAGAATTCAAGGCCAGAGCAGGTCGCTGTAATCGAGTGCAAGAGACCGCTGCACGAGTACGTGGACCAGGCTTACCTTCTTGGTCGGTACTACGAGTCGATCACAGGAAAGCGTGTACTCCACGTTCCAGACAACAAGGAGCAGAAGTACGTCTCGTCCAGGCTTCTTGGCTGCGGGGCTATGGTCTACATCCGTCAGAATGCAGACAAGGTTCTGAACCTGATGGAGAACAAGTACGGGTTTCTTCTTACGAAGATAAACAAGCCAAAGGCGAGGCAAGCTCTAGCAAGGGTGATAGCCAAGCAGCGTTGGCTTTTTCACGACAAGCGAACACTGGACCAGATCCAGCAGTACGTCGTTGTGAATAGAGCAGACGGAACCATTGACTACGAGGGCGCTCCCAGGGGTATCAAGCCAAGGGATAGCGCCATTCGTATGAGAAACAAGCTGTACGACGACCTTGTAGATGGCTGCATGATTCTGGCGTACATTGAAATGGACGCTATGGAGACTCTTGCCGCCGAGGCAGAGGGTGAGAGGGAGAGGGAGGTTGACGAAATGCTGAACCGTCTCATAGGCTCCCAAATGTATGAGGGGCGAAAGGCCCTGGATCCGTATAAGATCGCGGATAAACAAGCCTGGAGGCACTGATGGCACTCAACGGTTCCAAGAGTGGTCGAAGCAAGAGCGGTACCCCACGGAAGAACGTGAGCACGCGTGATTCCTACACGCGAAAGGTTCTTGGCAGCGGTGGTTCGCTGACTAGCGTCAAGGCTGGCGCTTCCAAGCCCGACCGCGCTGCGAAGTACAAGAAGGGCATCTAGTAGTGTCCTTCGCCGTCTTTGCGACGGCGGCATCATTGCTGGCTGCGTTTCTGCTCGTTCGCGAGTGGAGGCTTCTGCGCGAGCGAAAGATGCTTGCCGAAGATATTGAACTGTTGTGCGACACTGCGATGCGCTGTGTGCAGATGTACACCAGGGAAATGCCGCAGGCTGTCCACGAGAGGCTTCTTCCGGAGGTGCAGGAGCACGTTGAGCCGGTAAATTGGGACAACGAGCTTGATATCTCTCCGGTTCCGGGCGTAGACGAGATTGAGGATACAATCGCGTACTTCTCTGGGAACACTCGCCAGGCGACGTTTGCCATGATGAGGCGAAGGGGCTTCGATCCGGACAACGATGACCACGTTGTCATGTGGCAGAATCAGATGCAGTCCGCTCTGAACTAATGCCTCAAGTCGACCGACCATACGTCGAGGACTTGAAAGGGACGCCTAGTCCAACCGGCCCAAAGACCGGAGCAAGCAAGAAGGACAGGGATGATGTGCAGCGGATCAGCCGCCGTGCTCGACAGTGGCAAACTCTAACCAGGGACCACCAAGGTTCCTGGATGGAGGCAATCCACTACGTCTCTGGAAGAACAAACGTGTACTGGTCGCAGAAGCTGCAGCGGCTTCGCCCAGAACCTGCACTGCCGAGAAGGTCCTTTCACCGGGCGAACTTCCTTATTCGCTTTGTTGAGCAGATGCTTTCTGTCCTTCTGCGGGAGGATTCGGAGCCAGACGTTATCCCAATTTCTGGCAGTTTCGAGGCTTGGGAACGTGCAGAGAACACCAAGGTTGTGCTCAAGCACGACTATAGGATGGCGAAGATCGCGGACGTCCGAGAGGAGGTCTACAGGTGGAGCCTCATCACCGGGTTGGGGTGGATACGCTGGGGCTGGGATCAGCACGCTGGGGACAGGCTACGACAACACGTCTTTGAGACATACACAGACAAGGAAGGGTTCAGGACCAGGCGTCCTGCTGTTGTAGACGGGATCCCGCAGACGATCGACGGGTTTACTGGTGCCCCGTATGCCAGGTGTGTCTCCCCGTTCAATATCATTGTCGATATTGCATCCATGCGGCTCACCGAGCGTGGCGTGTTCAAGCCTCGCTATTTGATTGAGCAGAACCTCTACCCAATCAAGGCCATCGAAGCCGCCTATCCAAAGTACAAGGGCAAGATCAAGCCCGACCGGACGCTTGAAAGCAACCACATTAGAGAGTTGATGTTCTCGTCTGGTCTTGGTGCTGGAAACGCTGACGATAGCGAGCAGGTTGCCCTTGTCTACGAGGAGTGGACACCTTGGTCTGCCCTCGACGAGAAGGAGCGAGAGAAGCACCCCAACGGTAAAGTTGTGAAGGTGTGCCAGGGGTACGTACTTGAGAGGTACGACAACCCCTACAACGGACAGATCCCATACGTTCCATTCGCTTGCTACCCTGTGCTGGGGAGGTTCCTGCCACAGGGCATGATCCCGCACCTGATCCCACAGCAGATGGCGTACAACCGGCTGGCAGGCAAGGAGCATGATGCCCTTGTCTACTCTGTCCCGAAGTTCATCTGGCCGCGCAGGGAGAGAAAGGGCGAGGGGCACATCAGGACAGACCCCGGTGAGATTGTAAATGTGGACATCCGTGAGACTGGCGGTGCCATGCCTCACTGGACTGCCACTCCGGAGGTCAGCGGTCAGCTATCCCACAAGCAGGCTGCAATCAAAAGCGAAATGCAGGACATCGCTGCAATTCATGAGGCACTGCAGGGTCAGAACCCGCCAGGGGGCCGGTCTGGACGGCTTGCATTCGCCAACATCCAAGCAAACCTCCTGTCTCACCAGAGGCTTGAGCGGTCATACGCAAGGAGGATGTCAGAGGTTTTCCAGGGCATAGCGTTCTGCGAGAGGATGTTTGGGTTTGCACCCAGGACGTTCTCCATCATCGGATCCGAAGCGATGATGTCCAAGACTATGATCCCGATGGAGTCGATGGAGTACGCTGACATCCAGATTCGAGACATGAGCGCAATGAGTGTGTCGGAGCCGGCCCGTATTGAGTTTGTGATGAACATGTGGGCGTCTGGCGCTCTTGTTGACGAGTTTGGCCGTCCTGACGTCCATGAGTTTAGACGATTGCTCAAGATGGGCAGCACTTCCTCTGCATTTGAGGAAGAGATGACGGTTAGACGAAACACCAGAAGGGAGATCGAAATGATCGTAAGGGGTGGCATGCCCCACTACGGTCCATCCCCGGATGGTCAGCCTCTGTTGATCAACCCCGCAGCCAACGTGGAGGTTGTTCACAAGGTTTACAGGAAGTTCATCAACTCTGCTCGCTACCTGTCTCTACCACCAATGATCCAGCGCAAAATACTGGATCGTTGGGACATGGTAGTGCAAAGGTTGCAGGGAGAGGTGGACGAGGTTATGAACGCAGAAGGACAACCATCGCCTGGAGGTCGCGGCCCAGCCACTCAAGCTGGACCGGCGGCGGCTGGCGGGGGTGGAGTGGAAGCTGGACTTTCCAAGGCCCTGAATCCTCGGGGTCAAGGTGGTCCTACCTAGACGAGGAAGGATGGAGCCGATTCTCCCGCCACGATCCAAAGGTCGAAACAAGTGTATTTGCGGCCACTACCGCATGACCTTGGCTAGTCGTGGAATGAAAAACGTACCGAATCCTTCCTTGGGAGGTTTGCTATGGACGTGACCGGCGATTTGGAAGTCCCTAGGCACTCGAACGAGGCGGCCCCAGCGGTGGAGCAGACTAATGGCTCCACTGGAAGTAACGGGGTCGCCTCGTCCGATGCCGATTCTGGTGGAGACACTGGAATGGTTCCGAGGCATGTGGTTGACGAGCTTCGGAAGAAGAGACGAGACCTTGAGGTCCGAGTGGAGGAGGCAGAGAAGCGTGAGCGGGAGTGGGCTGCTGAATACCGTCGATCGGTTGACCAGTCCCGTGCCCAGCCCACCGCTGCTGCTCCGGACATCCTTGATGATCCGGACCTTGATGAGGATGAGCGGCGCTTTATTCAGCTAGAGCGCAGCGCAAAAAAGGCAAAGGAGGAGGCGCAGAGCGCAACCAACCTTGTCAGGAAGATGGAAATGGAATCGGAGGTTCGCCGCTATGTTTCGGAGGCTAACTCTCGTGCCTCTGAACAGGGCCTCCCCATAAACATCGAGGAGGGCGACATTTACGCTCGTATCGTCGGAAACGTCGATGGGCGTTTTGGTCGTGACGTGAAGGAGGTCGTCAAGAACTTCTACAACAAGGAGTTTGAGAAGGTCGAGGCGATCAGAGAGTCGGAGCAGAATCGCTCCAAGCAGGCAGCGGAAGCAGGACGTATGGCTGGAGAAACGGGAGGGAAGCTGCCTACTCCCACGCCGCCAACTCCGGTCGATTTTTCGGAAGTTCCTCACAAGGATCTTTGGCAGAAGGCGGAAGAGGCCACTGTTGAAGCTCTGCAGAGGATGAAACGAGGCTAACGGTACGTGCCTCAATAGCGTGGAGAATTGGTCATGAACTTTGCTCAAATGCAGAACCTGCTGAACGAGAACCTTGCCCCTGCGGCTGTGTCTCTGGTTCGGCGTCAATCGCTTGCCTACACCGCCTACCTGGAGAACCCCTCCGCTCGGTATGACGCTGGCGGTAAGTATTTCCGAGTCCCCATCCACACCTCTCGTGGTTATGCGGCGCAGTTCCTCAACTTGGAGACCGACACGATTCCGGTCGAGGACGAGCCGACGTACACCGAGTTCCAGGTGGACGTGGTTGACCTGGCTAGCCCCTTCGCTCTGACCACCCGTGCGCTGTATGCCTCGGAGGCCGGTGATGATGTGAGCTTTGCTTCGGCGGCCCGGGAGACCTTCGAGAACGCAACCGAGTCTGCGAAGCTGCGGCTCGACAAGGCTGTTCTCGGCACTGTTCGCGGCGTCCTTGGGACGGTCGGGGCCGGTGGGCTTCTCGGTGGAAACGATGTTGACCTCACCCCGGCCGCCCTGGACTACCAGAGCATCGGGGCGTGGGACCTCCCTGTGGGGCTCCGTGTCGACTTCATCAACCCTGCCAACGGCGCCGTTCGGGCCGGTGGTGCGAACCTCCCGGTGACTGCTCATGTCAACCGGAACCGCATCACTGTCCAGGGTGTTGGTGGTGCTGCTGTTGTCGCCAACGACTGGATTGTCCAGACGGGGACGTACAACCAGAGCATGACCGGGTTGCGTGCCATCATCGACGACGGCACCAACAGCCCTGCCACCTTCCAGAACGTTGACCGTACGGTGACCACTATCACCCAGGGTTATCTGGACACCAACGGTGGCGTGGTTCGGCCTTTGACCGAGGACTTGCTGATGGACCACGTGGCTCGTCAGTCGATGCGCTCCCCTGGGGACCTCGACTTTGCGACGACCCACACGTCCATTGCTGCCCACCTGTCGAAGCTGCTCAAGGACGACCGTCGGTTCATGCCCAAGATGGGCGGCACGTTGTACCCGGCGGGCTTCGGTCACTTCGAGTTCTTTACGGGCTCGCGTGAGTTGCAGTTCCTCGGGTTCGACTTCCACCCGGCTCGCACCATCTACTTCCAGTCGAAGGCCAATATCTTCCGCCTGGACTTGGTGCCGTTCCGCATCGCGGACGAGGACGGCTCGGGCTTCCGTCGGACGGGTCGGACCGACCCGCTGTGGGGCTACTTCAAGTGGATTGGGAACATGGGCACCAACGCTCCGAACAGCCACTCGGAGTTGGGCGCTCTGGACATCGACCCCGACATGGGCGGCGGTGTGAACTTCCTGACTAGCTGGTAGGTCATGCAACCGACCGCCGATTTTCTTGGTACACCCGGGCACTTCGGCGGTCGGTCTGCGTCCTTATCAGGACCACTGGCTCGACTCACAGTTCAACATGACGGCTACGTTTGTCCGACGTTCAGGCGGAGCCTTCGTAGGTACATCCCTGAAATGCGGGTGATGTGGAACAGGATGACACGTCGATACGTGTTCTACCGGAACCACATCAGCCGAACGGGGATTGGTAGCAGCCATCATTGGCACGACCCGGAGAACTGGTACGGGGCCGTCGAGAATGCCGATGAGCGTGCCCTGCTTCGTGCCACCCTGTCTCAGGATCTACGGTGGCGATCGATGGGCCTTGTGCCCATCATGGAGTGGGGGCCAGAGCAGGGACCGTTGGATGAGCGGGTTATCCTTCGCATTATGATGGGTGATTCACGGCCCCACTCTGGCATTGCCAGTCTTGTTGACAGGATTGAGCGCGAGGCAAAGTCCCGCCAGGGGACAGGCGATGCCTTCGATCAGGTTGATACAAAGCTGTTCCGCAAGGCAGTGTCTCACGCCGATAGCCCAATGAATCGGGGCGTTGATGTGAATGAAAAGGCAAAGCTCTACAGGGACGATGAGAGAAGCGAGCAGGGCCTTCCTGGCGTTGCGTTTACCGCCCCTGCTCCTGAACCTGCAGTAACAGTGCAGATGCCGAAGTGAGCATGACGAAGGGCGAGATTCGCCGCGTCTGTAGACGGTTCCTTGACGAGGCTGCTGCTGAAACGTGGACCGATGCGACTCTTGATGAGTTTATCAACGTTGCCTACGAGATCCGCCGAGCGCAGATTATCTCTCTTCATCGCCTGGACTTTGTAAAGACGTATGACTTCACGTTTCCGGCAAACGCTGACTTTGTAACCTATGATCAGATTGCAGCGGCAGTCGGCAACGCCGAGTTCGACGTCCAGGAGTGGGTGTTCGTTGAGGATGTTCAGGATGCGTCCGACCCTGTCGAGGTTGCCTATTGTCCCTGGATTAGAAGGAACGAGGTTCTACCTTCTTCCGGGACACGGGTGGCAGCTTCCAGGCGTGACGTCGGGTTCTACTGGTCGTATAAGGCCAGGGAGTTTTGGATCATTAGGCGGCCAAATCAGGACCTGAACCTTCGTCTAAACGTCATCACGCCTTTCAAGCCATTCCCTGTTGCACCTAACGGTGACCTGCAGAGACCGGAGTTCACGTACTTCAACCGCCTGATTGCCATTGATGCCGCCATCTTGGCTCGCGAGGCTGTTGGTGACGCACTGATGAACCTTGGGGCACTGCAGTCCAGCCTGTCAGATGCGATGATTCGCTCATACGAGGAGCGCAACTCCTCGGAGCCTGACTACATTCAAGCGACCGATTCCGACTTCACCGGAGGACGTGGAGCGGTCTAGCGGAGATTCTCATGCCTTTCGTTATCTACAACCCGAACAACTCTTCCATGAAGGCTCCCACGTTGCGTTTGATGTGCGAGGGGGTTCGTATGGAGTTCTTGCCTTTCAAGCCGCAGCAGATCAGCGACCCGCAGTGGAGGTACTATCAGCAGAAGGGTGCTGTTGACCTTGGTCTCGCCTTGTTTGATGTGGATGACAGTATGGTGGAGGAGGTCCTGCAGGAGCGTGCTGCCAAGTACGAAAAGGACCCCTCTGGTGCCAGCGAGACGGAGAAGCCCAAGAAGGCGAAGGCCAAGACCTCCGATGTTGAGCCGACCGAGGCTGCCGCTGGAAGCGTTCTTGAGAAGGCTATGGGAATCGAGAACTGGAACGAGTTTCGCAGTTTCGCCAGGGACTACATTGGTAGCCCCCTCCCTCGTTCCCGGGCCGACATCCTTGAAGCGTTGCGGGAGTTGAACTAATGCCCAAGGTCGGCGGAAAGCACTACGCCTATACTGACAAGGGCAAGGCTGCGGCAAAGAAGGCCGCTGCCAAGCTCAAGAAGAAGGCGAAGCCCAAGAAGAAACGGGGGAAGTAATGGCTCACAAGCCTGGACATTCTGGCTTCTCGTACTGGAACGGCGAGGAAGACAAGAAGCCGAAGAAGAAGTCCGTACAAAAGCGAGTGTCCGACGCCTCCAAGAAGAAGATCGCCAAGGCTAATGAGAAGCGCAGAAAGGCACGCGCTGCCGGAACAAAGGCCGCCAAGAGCAAGAAGCGAGCAACTCAAGCTAAAGGCGTTTACAAATACTACTCCGACATCGCTAACCGTGAGTCGAGGGCAGAGGATTTTCAAGAGAGGATCCACAGAACAGGTTCTGTTCTTCGTCCTCTTGTAAAGAAACCAGACCACGCCGATTCAGCCACAAGGGCGGCCTCCCGCGGAGAGAGCAGGGCAAGACACGCAGCAGCAAAGAAGAATCTCAAGAAGGCAACGGCTGACGAGGCCAGTGCTCGCCGCAGAGAGGTGTCTGCCATTAGAGAGACAAGGGCCGCCAAGAGCGACAAGGTGGGCAAGGCTGCTCGAACTGGCGAGTCCATGAAGGCTTACGCCAAGAAGAAGAAGAAGAAGAAGAAGAAGTAGATGCCCGTCGGACCCCAGCACCAGATAGTCACGCTGGGTCCTGTCACTCGTTCTCTGATGGAGGATCGCTCCATACAGAAACCTGGAGACGCCGACAGGCTGTCCAACTGGACTGCAGCCAAAGAGGGCGACCGGATTGTAAACAGGCCGGGCATTGAAGAGGCGAGAGCCTACCGACTCGACCACAACAATCCGCCCAACGTCCTAGAGAACTCCCCAGCCATCCTTGATTGGCCCGGCGGCAGCAGCGAGATCATCGACGTCAAGCTGCATGTCTTTCACGGGCGAAAGAATATCTACCTGATTCCTCACGCCATAAAGCGTGGAACCCAGGACGACGATATACTCATATATGACGCCAGGCAGATGGAGAATAGTCCTGGCGGAATCTTGAACTACAGTTGGCTCAATCCGATCACGTCAGTTTTCGGCAAGAGGTCTGCAAGCGTCCAATTCGCAAGGTCCCTTGTCTTGACCTTCCCTGGTTTTAGGGCGATCCAGATTGAGGACGATGTTGACCAGGCCGTTGCTCATGGTCTCCGTGTTCAGCAGTTGCAGATGATTGACAGGGTGGAGACTCCATACGCAGTCGGTGACGACCCTGGACCGTATGACGTTGCTGCTGATGCTGCTGATTCTCCGCTTCTATCGGCCTTCTGTGTTTCCCACCAGAACCGTCTCTTTGTTGCTGGAAACCCAAACGACCCACAGCGTGTTTGGTACTCAAACATGGACGACCCGAACGGTTGGCCGGCTGCAAACACGTTCACTGTTTCTGATGCCACGTCTGATATCACCGGCCTAGCGTCTGCTGGACCGTTTCTCTACGTGTTCACTAGGAGAGAGGTTTACGTTCTCCTTGATGTCGGCATCCCTGGCGAGGAGCAGCAGGTAAAGCTGACGAAGGGTATCGGCTGTATTTCGCACGGGTCTATTCAGTCTGTAGGGCGTGGCGTGATCTTCCTGAGCGAGGGTGGCCACGTCTATAGTCTCCAGGGCCAGGCGATAACGGACATTTCTGACCGTAGAAGCCGTGGCATCATCCACGAGGAGCAGTGTGCAACTGGAAGGATAACCAGTTACTACAACGCCACTGACAGACGTTACGTCCTGATGTTTGCCGATCACGGCGGCCAGGAGTTGCGTGGCTTTGTGAACCCAAACCGTGTGTTCACCAATCGCATCTTTGAGTATCGTCTCGACAGGAACTCTTGGTTCCCTTGGGAGATCAGGCTGGCTGATGCGGACGACGACGACCCGAGGCCGCTATGGGATGCTGTTACCATCCTCGATACTGATGGAGGAGAGCTTGTGCATGGTGCGCGTCCTACACCTACCGCAGACCAGTTGCAGCGTTTGTGGTTGGAGACCGGAATCTCTGACGAGACCAGAGACGTCCACTGTGCGTGGTTGTCGGCCCCGGTGAACCTGTACGACGCTAGCTCCATGCGTCCCCGTCGTGCCTGGGTCATCACCTCGGAGGTATCCGCCAAGAGCATGACGGTTGACCCTGTGTCTGATGATGACAGGCTCCAGCAGAACAACACGATCACACTTCTTGATCGGTCCCCTGCGTACAATGGATTCGATTGGGCCGATGGGACCCAATACAGGGGGGACAAGCCCCTAAAGAGGCCGGTGGGGCTTCGCGACGGATCTGGCGTTGTTGCTGGTCCTGGCGCTGTTGGTGCTGCTACAATCCCCGTGACGGGAAAGCACGTCGGCCTGTTTCTTGAGGTGTCGTGCGGTGACTCTGGGGCAAACGTTGGCGGTGCTTCGTTGTACGCAGCGCAGCTTGAGATTGTCCCAAAGCAGCGGAGATCCGAATAATGTCTTTCTTGGTTGTACCGAATGTGGTTGCAGACGGTCTTGTCGCAGACGGCAGCGACCTGAACGCCAACTTCACCGCTGTAACCAACTGGGCAAACGGGAATGTTGGGAATACCAACTTCTCTAGCGCCTCGTCCGATAGGCTGGCGCTGACGAAGTATGCAGCGCCGTACCATGTGGTGAAGGAGGTTGTTAGCGCCTCCCGCGTGAGCACCAACAACTACGTTGCTGGAACATTCACAACTAATGTTTGGTACAACATTGACCAGTGGACGAACACGTACACTGGCACGCTGGTTAGGATTACGAGCTTTTGCAACCTGGCCAGCGGAACGTGGGAGTTTCAGTTGCTAAAGAACGGTGTCGCGGTTGGGAATATCCACACTGTTGTTGGCGCTGTTGATATCCGTGACGAGACTGCACAGTCTCCAGCTATTGCTATGGTCAACAACGACATCATAACCGTTCAGGCCAGGCGCACTTCTGGTGGGGGTGGAGACGCTATCAATATGCACACGGTGAAGGTCTGGCAGCACATTCAGCATCAGGCGACATAGGGGGTGCGTTATGGCAAACGGTGAGTTGAGGATCTACGAAGGCGGTAAGGAGGTTGCCGCTCCTTACGACCCAGACTACCAAGCTCGCAACGCAGCGGGTGAGTCAGTGCTTCCGGCTGGTTTTCATAGGCGCAGGAGGGAGCAGGATTCCGACTGGCGCCAGAGGGCTTTCGAGTCCTTCGCTGGAAGAACAGAGGAGAAGGTTCGTCAACAGCAGTCGGATATTGCAAGGGGTTCAGCTAGGCGTGGCATGTACACCAGCGGTCAGGCTGCTGCCACGCAGCGGAAGGTTCGAGAGAGCGGAACCCAGGCTATGGCTGACTACGATATCGGCCTAGAGAGGCTGGAGCGTGATTGGGACCTGTCAGAGCGTCGTCTCGACATTGAAGAGGAACGAATCCGCATGGGTCACTCGCTCGGCCTGAAACAACTTGAGCAGGCTGAAATGGCGGGATACGGCAAGATGGGTGGCGTGGGCCTCGGCCTGTGGCTTGGTAGCCTTGGAGGTACGACTGCCCTTACCGCAGCAATGGGACCCGCTGGTCTTGGTCTAATGGGCGTAGCAGCCCTGGGAGCTTTGTTCGACTAATGGGCTTTGGATCATTCGCAGGTGGAGTGGCTGGCGGCACTGTTTCAGGCATGAGTGCAGCCAAGAATCTCCGTGGCGACGACGACTTCATGAAGGACCTTGGTTCGCTACAGAAGGATCCTGACCTAGAAGACTTCTTGGTGTCGAAATACCCCAAGCAAGAAGCTGTCATCAGGAAGTACGGCGACACAGCCCGTGGCAGGAGAGATAACAAGGTCAAGGACGACTGGGCTATGTCGCAGGCCAACCTGCACATCAAGTCTGGGAACAAAGAGGCGGCCCATGCTGTCATCCTTTCCCGCACGCTAGAGAAGGATCCAGAGAAAAGAGCATCGGTCATGGCTC